ACTGTCACAGTAAATCTTGCTATTGATGCCGCTGTTGATGTCGGTTCAGACGGCTCAGGAGTTGACGTATCCTTTTACAGCGACACGGCAGGCGATCTGGTATTGTGGGATGCAAGTGACAAATCCTTAGAGTTTACTGACGCTACGATTAGTCTTAATGGAGCATCAGCAGGTTCTTGGGCTGACGCAAACATAGTTCTTTGCAACACGGTTTTTAATTAAATAAAGGAAAGGCAATATGGCAACATATTCAAAAGAGTTACTATCAGGTAGCACAAACGGTAAGAATATCAAGGTGGCGGCTACGGCTACTGCTGGTACGACTATTCATACCGCTACGAGTGGTACTTCCAACTTGGATGAAATCTGGCTGTATGCTTGCAACACGGATTCAACGGACAGGAAACTGACCATCGAATACGGTGGAGCAACATCACCTGATGAATTAACAGAAATCACGATTACTGCTGAAGCTGGTTGGGTGCTTGTATGCCCCGGTCTGCTTTTGCAGAACAGTCTCGTTGTTAAAGCATTTGCGGCGGCGGCGAACGTGGTTAACATTAATGGTTTTGTAAATAGAGTAACTGCTTAAAAAGGGTTCTTAATGTTTCGACAAGACAGGACAGCACCTAGTAAAGCCGTTTCCACTTGGAAAGGTCGTAAGGATTTGCCGAAGGCACATCCCTCTACTGCTGTGTCTGATTGGTTAAATGGTGTCGGTGGTGCTGCTGCTGCTTTGACTGCTTTCGGTGGGATCATTACTCAGTATGAGGATTCTGGTACAACGTATCGTGTTCATGCTTTCAGGGGTTCTGGTTCGTTTACTGTTTCTGCTGGTTCCGCTGACGTTGACTATCTGATCGTTGGCGGTGGAGCAGGCGGTGCAACTGGTGGTAGTTCGCCTTCATACTTCGGTGGCAGTGGCGGTGGAGGTGCTGGTGGTTACATAACCGCTTCAGGCGCAGTCACTGTTGACACTGCTTCTTCTCCTTACACTATTACTGTTGGTACAGGTGGCGCTGGTGGAGCATCAGGAAGTGTTGGTCATGGCACTGATGGTGTTAGTTCTTCCGCTTTAGGACTTACTGTTGGGGGAGGCGGCAAAGGATCTAGTAACGGTGTTACTGGTGGAACAGGTGGTGTCAATGCTAGTGGTGGTGGCGGTAGCGCAGATCCACCTAGCACAATAGGCGGTGGTGGTGCGCCTAATGATGGTACTGGTAGCGGAAACGGTTATGCAGGTGGCACAGGAGCCATGTTTAGCACCACTCACCCTTCGGGCGGTGGCGGCGGTGGCGCAGGTGCTGTAGGTACGGCGGCTTCAGGTAAAGATGCTGGTAATGGTGGTAATGGAACATCAGGTAAATATGGTATAACGGCTTCAACTGTGACTTACGCTGGTGGTGGCGGTGGTTCTGCTACTACTACTGCTGGTACTGGTGGTACTGGTGGTGGTGGTGCTGGTATAGCGGCAAGTTTCAATGCAGGTGTAGGCGGTGTTCCTAATACTGGTGGCGGTGGTGGAGCAAGCGCATGGACTACTAATGGTGGCGGCGCTGGTGGTGCTGGCATTGTTCTAATCAGATATGCGGTGGCATAATGGCTGAAACAATAAACACTGACACTCCCGACTACATAGTTGACGGCGTTCTCACTGATGGTGAAGCGTGGGTTCCTCTGATAACAAATGTTTTAACTGGAACAGCAACTACGATAACTTTAACACCTTCAACTGGGGCTAACGACTGGTCACAGTACATGGATTTGAAAATCATTTTTTATGGTAGAGATGATGACACTGGCACTTACGGCGGGTATTTAGCGCTTCAATTAAATAATATAACAAGCGTTTCTGGTTACGATATTCAAAGATTGTATGGAGATGGGTCAAGTGTTGCCGCTTTAGGTTTCACTAACCAATACATTCCTGCTGGCATAATCGCTGACGGTAATCAAGACGCAGATGATTTCGGTGTTTCTGTTATTGATCTGTTTGATATCAACAGTGGCAAATACACAACGGCACTTACTCAGTGGGCTGGTGATGATGGTGGTTCAGGCACTGTGGGTATGGCAGGTGTAACAGTGTTAACTCAGGCACCTGTTACAGAAATTGATCTATATTGGCTTAGTGGTGGAGATTTTGAGATTGGGACAAGGGTTGATTTGTTTGGTGTTCTTCCAAGGATGGTGACAGCATAATGGCTATTATCGAAGCGATTGAAACAGTATATTTAGAAGCAGATGCCGCATCGGTAACGTTCTCGTCTATTCCTGCGACTTATGAGCATCTGCAACTGCGATGTTCCCTTCGTGTTGCTGGTATGTCTACACGTTCCTCGACGGATCTTCAGTTCAACAGCGACACTGGAAGCAACTATACTTTACATCGAATACACGCATACGGCACGAGCAAGGGTGGGGCAGGGTGGGCAAGTCAAACCAAATTGTATGCTCCCAACGCAACTGGTTACGACTCATCAAGTGCCGATTACAGCGGCGTAGTGGTTGACATTCTGGATTATGCGAACACAAATAAGAACACGTCATGCATGTTTACATCCTATGTGGCGGGTGTACCCGATGTGTTTTTTCAGAGTGGTCTTTGGGATGACACGTCAGCGGTTTCTAGCATTGTGATGACTGGAACATTAGATATAACTCGTGGTTCACAATATACACTATATGGGATAAAGAGTTCATAATGGCTGTTTGGAATGTTATAGATCATCAAGAAATAGGCTCAGGAGGTGCGGCTAATTGGACTAAAAGCAGTATTCCTGCTAGTTACGATCATCTTCTATTAATGGCAAGTGTTAGGACAGAAGAATCAGCCTACCGTGCCTATTCCGATTTTCGAGTAGGCAATGGTGGAGTTGATACAGGTAACAACTATTCATCAACTCGTATGAGAACTGCTAGCAGTGCTGTTGATGCGGGTAGAGAAACTGGTGTAGCCGCCTTCCAATACAATTCGGTAAGCCCCGGCACTGATGTTTTAGCGGACACTTTTAGTGTCTGTAAAATTTGGATTCCTAATTATGCAAATACTTCTAATTACAAACAACTTCTTTTTCAAGATACTGTTCCTAATAATGCCACTGGCGTATTGCAATGGGAAATTATACTTGCCGCAGGATTATGGAGTTCTACATCAGCAATTACTGATGTGGCTTTTTATGGACATTCTCTTGGGAGTACCGATTTAGCAGAATACAGCAGTTTTACACTATATGGAATAAATGGAGCAGGATAATGGCAGAGCCAAGATATAAGGTCGTGAACGGTGAGTACATCGAACTCACGGCAGAAGAAATACAAGAGATAGAAGATCGAGTCGCAGAAGCGGACTTAGATTTCAGTATGGTCAGAGCAGACCGTGACGGATTGTTGCGTAACACTGACTGGACACAAATAGCAGACGCTAAACTCGGCGATCATACTGCTGAGGAATGGGCGGCGTATCGCAAAAAACTACGTGACCTTCCAGCTACCTCTAAAGCAGGTAGCGGTGGGAAAGTCTCAGAAGTTGTTTGGCCTGATGATCCACCTACAGCTAAAGCTAAAGCTGAAGAATAATAGTAAGGTAAGAATATGAGTAGAGTAAAAGCAAGCGCTGGGGATTATGGAGTTTACAAGGGTGATGAGGCTTTAACAGTTTCAAGCACCGCTGTAGGTTTAGCTTCTGTCCCTTCAGGTGCAGTAAACGCTTTGGTGACTAATGGCGCTGAAGCTATAAGAGTCAGATGGGGGACTCCGACTGCTTCAGTTGGACATTATTTGAATCCTCATTCTGTTATTGACCTTTTCAGCAGTATGGAAACGGTCAAGTTCATTCGAGTGGGCAGTTCTGATAGCACTATTCACGTAACTTATTTCGGGTAGGAGAGTCTTATGCCAAGTCGTATTCAGCAAAGAGTTGAACAAGTCCCTACTGGTGACATCACAGGCGTAACTGCTGGTGATGGTTTATCGGGTGGAGGTTCTAGCGGTGCGCTTACGTTGGCTCTTGATGTTAATGAATTATCTACTGCTACTGCCGTTTCAACTGATTACATAGCTATTGAAGATGTCACTGACAATTCAACTAAGAAGGCACTCGTTTCAGACATAGTGGCTTTAGGTGACATAACAGAGGTGACAGCAGGGACAGCACTTTCGGGTGGTGGCAGTTCAGGAGCAGTCACCTTGAATGTTGTGGTTGCTAACGATGATTTGATACTAGCCTCGCAAGTGTACGGCTAATGAATATCCCTACGACTAAAAGCAACATCCAGCTTGACTTGTTGCACCCGAAATTCGTGACAAGACTTGAAGCGTTCTTTTCGGATAGTCGTATCAAAGGAAAAGTTAAAGTCAACTCAGGTTGCAGATCGTATGCGACACAAATGGGTTACTACAAAGCCTATAAAGCAGGTAAGGGTAATCTTGCCGCTAACCCTGATAGACGTTTCGGTGTTAAAGGTTTAGACGGTCAAGGCATCTGGCGAGGCTCTTGGCACATGGAACAGCTTGACGGATTTTGCTACGCTGTGGATCTAGCTCAATGGAGCAAAAAGATTTCCAAACCTGCTATAAACGACATCGCTACAGAGTATGGGATTGTCCCAACCATTAAAGATAAAGAATGGTGGCATCATCAGCCACGTTCAGGTGTTGACTGGTTTCCTGCTCCAGCATTAACAGGCGAACCGTCAGAGAAAGTAGACGCTCCTGAACCAGTAACCGACTGGGCAGGGATACTCGCCGCTATTGAAATGCAACGCAAAGAAGTAACAGCTTTTCCTTTACGCAAAGGAGCTAAAGGTGGATCTGTGAAAACTGTTCAATCCTGTCTCGGTAGACTAGGCTTTGAGTGCGGAATAGCTGACGGTCTTTATGGTCGTAAAACAGTTTGGGCAGTTAAACAATTTCAGAAAAAGCGAGGTTTACGAATAACTGGTACAGTTGACGTTAATACCTTTGACGCATTATTTAAGTAAGGAGAAATAAAAAATGCTACTCACCCACAAAAGGGCTGACCGTGTGTCTACTGTAAGAGTTCAAGAAGCTTTAAGAGATAAAGGTTACGCATCAGGTCACACAGATGGCAGATATGGAATAACAACTATGAAAGCTGTGGTTGCTTTCCAGAATGACAACAAACTTGATCCAACAGGTCATGTTGATGACGATTTGTTCGCCATGATTGTGGATGGGGCAAAAGCTCCAGCTAAAAAAGCTCCAGCTAAAAAAGCTCCTGCTAAAAAAGCTCCTGCAAAGAAAACAGAAGCTAAGAAAGAACCAGTTAAAAAAGCTCCTGCTAAGAAAACTACTACTGCTAAAAAACCAGCCGCTAAGAAACCTGCGGCTAAGAAAGGCTAATAATGAATTTGAAATTAGATTTAGACCAGCTTAAAGATGTTGCTGAAAGAGCAATAATGACATACGTGCAATCCGTAGTCGGTTTGATTGCCGCTTCAGGAATGACAGATTTGTCAATGTCGAGTGCTAAAACCATTGCCGTTTCAGCGGCTCCTGCGGCATTATCAATTATTAAAGGCTATTTTGCTTCAGTTCTTCCAATGGGAGACAAGTCGGCTTCAGTTCTTCCTATGGCGAAACCAGCAGGTAAAGAATATAAAGCTGAGTAATTAAGCTCTTTTCAATAACCCTAATTTTGTTGCGGCTTCAGGGTTGTCATGTATCCAAGTGTGGCAACTTCTGCAAACAGCCATACTGTTTTCTGTTTCCAAAATTGAACCGCCTCTAGCTCTTGTTAATGGTTCGTGTATATCAACTGCCCTGCCATCACAAACAGTCTTATTTTTAACTGACCGTTTCTGTGTTTCAGTTAACTGCGCTAACAGGTGGCGAGTGATATGAGAACCAGCTTCACACCATTGTCTATATTCCAATTCGTTTCTAACAAATTCACGGCGTTGGGCTTGAATACGTTGACGTTTCTTGCTCATAGGGCGCAACGGTGTTTTACGTTTAAGAGGGGTTTTTTGTTTTAAAGGTGTGTTTCTTTTAAGCGGCGTTCTTTTCATTTTTCCTACATTCTCTTAATTGTTTAATTGTGTGCTGACTTGTAGCTTCTCCACAGTCGCATAATACAGCTACCTTTTGTTTGAATTTTGTTCTTTCCCCTACCCATTTACTAGCAAAATTAAAACCGTCATCAAACCCCATTAGTTGTTCCAAACATTATCTAAACCTTTAAGTTTTCCACCTTCTCTAAGAAATTCAACAGCAGTCGATAATCTGAAATGATATTTGTTAGGAGTATTAGGTGGATAACGTTCTTCTAAAAGTTTTACTGTTTCCTCGAAAGGGAAGTTATCCCATTCTGCTTGAAACCATCGTTCAATCCAGTTTTCTTCGATAATCGAAGCCACGCCTTTTGTGGTTGAAGCTGTACTATTTACAGTATTTGTTACCTGTGAGGGCGATTCTACAGTAAATATTTCACTTTGGGTATATAAACCATTACCCGAAATTACAGGTTCTGTTGCTGTAACTGTATGGTTTTCAATAACTGTTGTTGTTGGAGGAATGTTGCTAACCCATTCTCCAACTTCGTTTTCTTCAAACAGCGGAATTGAATATCCGAGATTAGCCATACATAATGTTTGCCAAACAGTAAACGCTGGCGACAACGGATTAGGTTGCCTCCAGTAAGGGTCATTAAATCGTCTTACTTTTTTATTAGCGTCTAGTTGCCATTCTGCTACGAGTCCTGAATTAAACATAAGTTGTTCAAGTTCAGGATGATGACCACTAGCCCAGTTACCTAAAGAAAGGATCTGTCCTTCTTCTAAATTCCTAGCCCAAACAAAACGTGGATCTTCATTACCTTTACCACCGTCTCTAGCTTCCACATATCGTGAGATCATTCCAGCAGGTATTGTTCCGTCTTGCTCCATTATAGAAATACGAGCAACTACTTCTTCATAACTCATGTGTATATGACCTGTTTCTGTGTCACAGGGTGTGTATATTCTGTCATGGTGGGCATCAGCTATGTGAGGCTCACAAGCTAACCACATGATAAAACAGATCAAAAAACCTATAATTACTATTGACCAAAGTTGAATATAGTACTTCATATCACCGCCTTAAAACTTTCGCATTTATTACAGCGAAGCCAAAACTCGTAACGCAAAGGTTGTTTACTTTTATGTTTTTTGCTTTTCAATTCTTTTTTAAGCTCTGTTTCTTCTGAAAGAATTACAGCGTCTTGCCAATCATGTTCACATTTACGAACAGGAAACCGCCAGCCTGTAGGAATACACCACCTGCATAAAGGTGATTGGTTTTTACAGGTTGTGGCACATTTCATCTGATGGTGCATTATGTCTTTTCCCAACAGTCGCAACCACAGTTGCTTTCTTTAGTACATTCACAATCAGTTCCGCAATCACATTTATAAGCAGGCAATTCGGTTAATCTGTCTGCAAAAACAGTAAGAACATTTCCCCATACTGGACTCATTATTTCTCCTCCCAACAGGATCTACTCGGATACCAATGGCTACTGCCACCGTCTAAATTGAAATAAATCCAAGCCGCCATACCCACATTGGCAATTGGATCTAAAATATGAAAACCGTCAAACATTCCGCTTCGTTCTGTTCTTTCAAGCCAAAATTTCGGCAAGTGCTGAAACCACCCTGAAGCGCCACTAGATTTATTGATTGCTGTTGAATACTTGTCTGTAGGTTTTGCGCTCGACTCGCAAAATGCTATTCTCAAAAACAGTTGACGGTCACTCCATTTAGGGAAAAACCAATTTATTAATTCTTCTAGCGTGGGTAACTGTTCAATGTAAATCTCAGGGTCAATTTCACAAGGTTTATTTATCGGACATTCTTCAAGTTTGCCTTGAGCTTTTAACCATTTACCGTAACTATTAAGCGTAGGTTCTACTTCAATAACTTTTCTTAGAGGCACTTTCCATGCTGAAACAGTTGTCGTGGTTGTTGTTGTAGGTGCAACAGAAGTTTGAGTTCCGTAAATTTGAGTTTCCACTAAATTCAAAGGCTCTTGAATAAGAATCGCATCGCTAACAACTGTGCAACAAGTAATTGCAAAAGCTGTAATTATTTTCTCAAACAACATAATTCCATTTACCTTCTTCGCTGTCATACTTAGCAATCGCACTTCCGTCTTTATCTCGTATTTCCATTCCAACAAGTTCAGGATTACTTACATGAGGTTTAGGTTTCTCAATTACAAGTGTAGCTTCTCTTTCTAAATCCCTAAATTTTTCGATATGTTCCGCATCTCGTAAAAGTAAATTCAAGGAATTGTAAATAGCATTTCTGTCATTTTTACCGCAATAAAAAGGTTCTCGTTTCCACCCAATCACAGCGTCACAAACATCTTCAAAGGGGTGAGTTTTAAGTGCTTTTCTTATAACGGATCTACGTTTTTCATCTAATTTTGTTCTTGTTGGATGTTTTTCAGTTGCTTCTACCCATTTATCAAATACTTTTTTAATTAAATCAGGTTCTTCTTTTTTAATAGGTTCATTTATTAGGTTAATAGGGGGTACAGTTTCGTCTCCCACAAGGGGTACTGAATTGTCCTCCTCATCGAGTGCAGTTTCGTCCCCCTTGTTTACAGGTACTAAAAGTGTGTAAAGGGGAGTTGTTTCCCTGCCATTTCGGGGATCTTTACGAAATTCAACTTCTAAAAGGTTTGCCTTTTCTAATTCTGCTCTAGCCCTTCGTAGGGAAGTCTTTGCGGTTCCTTCAGGCATTAGTTCCAATAATTTTCTACGAGAAGGAAAACATTGGCGGTTGTCATTAGCAAATTGTGCTAAAGCAATCCACAATCGTAAAGCCGTTGGTGATAATTTTTCTGCGAGTATTGAAGTTGGAAAAATAACTATCTCATTATTTGTCCATCTGCGCCGTAATTTAGTAGAATCTGTCATGTATACCGTAACCCTTATATACAGTGGTCGGGGGGTTATTCCCTAGCCCCCCGACCAAAACTTTCCATATTATAGAATTACCGATTGTAACTCCTCGATAAGCTTTAGTACATCAATTCGGAGGATTTTTTTAGAATCTCCAAATTCTAAGTTCCAAATGTCTTTAGCTTCTTCTGTGTTACCGCCGACTGCATCTAAAATAAGATGTTTAGCTTCAGAAATAGGAATTACATCTTCAGAAATTTCTTCTTCAGGTTCAATTCCAATTATTTCTCCTGTGTGTGTTACTTCAGCGCCTAGTTCTTCAGGAACATAACCTGCTCCTAAAACAACGTCAGGAAATAAAACACGGCAAAGTTTAGAAACTGCTCGCCAAGTCAACATTGCTTCTTGGTATTGTTTCCAATTTCTTTTATCGGCTAAACCAGCCGTTTCAGCATCTTCCATAGTGAAAGTTGCTACGTGTTCATCTCCTGTATCAGCACGTTTTCCTGTAGCTTCAGCATAAGTGTCAGTTGTTTCCAAAGTTACAGAATGTCCTGCTTGCCTAACAAGACCTAACATAGACTCAGGTCTTAAACTTGCAGAACCTTCTATAACATGGAACTGTCTCATGCTTGTCATTACATCCCAACCGTAAGCTCGACCTGCGAGTCCAGCCGCCACAATATCGGGTGCTTTACGCCGATATGCAGTAGGGATAATAGTTGAACCAGCTAAAATATCTGCTTGTCTCATAATGAGATCAAAGGTTGCTGTTTCACTTATGGGTATCAATTCTGACATTACAATACACCTGCACTTATAAGTTTTATTGACGCAACAAACTCACGTTCACAGAAATCAGCATCTTTAATCCCAAGATTCTTAAGTTCAGTCCATTTAGGTTCCGAACGGAAGCATCTTTTATGCAACTCTAAAGCTGTTGCATCAGGTGATTTAAGTTCACCTGTTTCAGGATCCATGCGTAAATCTTCTAAGCGAGCGCATTTTGCCACATATTTCTCTAAACCTTCACGGTCTATATTTGTGCGCCGATAAGAACCTGTCTTTTCAGCAATTAGCCCACTTGGAAGAACTACTCTCTGTTCTCCGAGTTTATCCATTTTTATATTTGCAAGAGTTTTCGCCGCTGTAAGGGCGAAACGTATATTGCGATTGGCTTTATCAAACTGATCTATTATTTCAATCAGCGAAGCCAAATCTTCAAAGTCAGAATTGGAATCTGAAAACTCGTCTAAAAGAGCTTCAGACATATCGTTTAGCTCTTCAGCTAATTTCAATGTTTCCAATTTATTCTCCTAACTTTTAGCCAGTGGAAACCACCGCTGAAACCATTTTATTTCAGGGGTATGACAGGGCTGTATCAGCTATAACAAAAATATTTTAAAAAAAAACCAGCTAAATGTATATATGGGGTTATATGTGCGTTATAGTAGTACTCGATGGGAAATATAAAAAATAAAACGAACCGAAAGGAAAACCCCATGGTAGAAAAAATAAAGGTAACAGTTCTTCATAGAAATAATGAAGATGAAGTTGGAAGAATAATTGGAGACTGCTGGGAACTAACTCAGAAGTTTAATTCCGAAAGAGAAAGCTACACACCTTCATGGAAGGAAGTTTATTCATACGAAGTTGGGCAAGCTTCAATTGGATCTGAGTTTGATGGACCTCACGAAGATTGCTTCGAAATTAACAACCGTATAAGTGGAACCGATAACGAAATGCCAGTTAAATTCCAAACACGCAGTCTAAGTGTTGGAGATTTAGTAATAATTAGTGATCCAAATTCTCACTACATGATGAGAAATTCTAATTACATACCTGAATTTTATTTCGTAGATAGTTTCGGTTGGGTGAAACTTGACGAAAGAGATTTTGTTCATGAAATTTCTTCAAACGAAATTCAGTTAAACCCTGAAAATTATCCAACAGTTGGGCAGGCAAACTAACTAATGACTTACACGGAACTTCTTAAAAAAGCTGAAAAGCTCTCAGCTACAGAAATCAAAGAAATCTTTAAAAACCGATATTCAATTTTTGGCGGGACACAAGCTTGGATAATCAGAAAACGCCAACGCCGTGACCGTCACATTTACATCACACGGATAACTGATGACTGGCAAGCAAGCCTTCATTGTCACACCGCTGAAGATGTAAACAATCCAGCTCATGCGAGGAGACTTGAATGGCACCAAAACATGATCGGCTTGAAGAATTTAATCATCACCATTCCCGAAGAAAATGAAGATGGTTCAGATCGAATAATCGCTTGGAATGGGGAATTCCAATGCGGAGAGGAGGAAAGATAAACATGGATGGATTTTGGGATAGAGAATTTACTCCTGCTCCTTTCATGGAAGATGCAGTTTGCAAAAATGCAGATCCTACTATTTTCTTCGTGAACAAGGGAGATACAGGAATTGAAGCTAAAAAACTTTGCGAAAAATGTCCTGTAAAACAAGCTTGTTTGGATTTCGCTATTGAAACCCACGAACGGTTTGGGATTTGGGGTGGAATGAACTTCAGAGAAAGAAACGCCGAACTGAGAAGAAGAAAAAAGGTTGTTTGATGAACGACTGGCTAAAACATGCGGCTTGCAAAGACATGGCTTCAAATATTTTCTTTTCCACTAGAGGAGAATCTACTGAACCTGCAAAACTTATCTGCGAAAATTGTCCTGTGAAAGAACCTTGTTTGGATTATGCGCTTGCTAATAATGAAACAATAGGTGTATGGGGTGGAATGTCTCGCAGGCAAAGAAGAAATGAAGCTCGGAGAAGAAAGCAGGCAGTGTGAATTTTGAAGATCATTCGTTGGAAATAACTCCACAAATACTTGAGGAAGCTCAAAAAATGGCAGACGAATTGCCAGTTTTAAATCATTCAATCAGAAAAGGCGAAGGAACTATTTACGGTTTTTTAGGGGAAATAATTTTTAGAACTTTAGTCGGTGGGGAACAACAAAACACCTACGATTATGACATTGTGATGGCGAGTGGAATGAGGGTAGATGTTAAAACTAAAATGGTCAATTCAATTCCCCAACCGCATTATGATTGTTCTATAGCTTCAGGCCACACGCAACAAGCTTGTGACATTTATTCTTTTGTTCGAGTAATGGAAGATAAATCCAAAGGATGGTATGTCGGGTCTATTTTGAAAGAAGATTTCTTTCGGAAAGCTAGATTTGTCAAAAAAGGTGATGTTGATAAAAGCAATAACTGGAAAGCAAAAGCTGATTGTTACAATTTGCAAATTAAAGAATTAGGAGTAAGGCTTTGAAAGAAAAACCGTGGGAAGCAATGTATCGAGCGCTTTTAAGGCGATTAACTGAAATAGCTTATCCTGATGATTATGATTTCAGCAAAAGAAAATACAGTTTGGCTGATCTGAAAGTAATAGTAGATACACATAATGCTTTAATGAACGAATATGACGAAAAGAAAACACTAGAAGGAGGTAGCAACGGTTAAACTTATTTATTGATGGATAATGTTTCTTCATGGGTATTGGAAGATACCGAATTGCCTTGGACAACTAATGCTGAAAGAACTTGGCATTATCATAAAAGAGCAAAAAAAATTCGGGAAGCAAGGGAACGATGGGCTTGGATAGCGAAGGCTTCTAAAATTCCTAAACTTGAAAAAATATCTGTTGAAGCTACTCCATTAAAAGCATCTCGCAGATCCATGCCTGATGTTGCCGCTTGCTATCCATCAGTTAAAGCCGCAATAGATGGTTTGGTGGATGCAAACATAATTTTGGATGACAACCCTGCTCATGTAGTTAGGATTACATTCAATTCACCTGAAGTCGGTTCTAAAAATGGGTTACGGCTTCAAATAAACAAAGAAAGTGACTAATGAAAAAAGAAGAATCTAATGTAATTGTATTAGCGGATTATAAAAAATTCCGTCAATATTCTTTCAAGCATCCTTCTGTTTACTACAAAATAAAAAGAATGAGAGATAAAACAAATGGCATTTGACAACACAATAACTGTAATAGGGAATTTAACTAGAGAACCCGAATTGAAATACACCGCTTCAGGGACAGCGGTTTGTTCCTTCAGTGTTGCTTGGAATAGGAAAGACCAAAACCAAGCTGATGTGGCATCATTTTTTGATGTGACTTGTTGGCGAGAACTAGCAGAATATACTGCCGAATCTTTAACAAAAGGTCAGCGAGTGATTATTCATGGAAGATTGGAACAAGAATCTTGGGAAAAAGACGGTGAAAAAAGAACCAAAATAAAAATTGTTGCTGAAGATGTGGGCGCTTCAATGAGATGGTCTGCAATAGGTTCTGTTGAAAGACCTGCCCCAAAACCTTTAATGGAGAAAAAATACGACAAACCTGAAGAACCGTTTTAATGCGGAACGATTATTTAATCCAAACTGAAGTAGAAGAATTAATGGTCAGGTTGGGAAAACAATTAGAAGAAGGAACAGAAGATTTTGCAAAGCTTTCAGAAGAAAAAGCCATAGCAGAATCCGAATACAAAGAAAGGTATTGGACTGCTTTAGTTAGGCAATTAGATAGTGAAGGTACTGGGATGCACCGTTTAACTGCCCCACAAAAAGAAGCAAGAGCTTCTTTAATGGCTAGAGAAGAATTTAGAAGATTCAAACTTATGGAAGCAAGAGAAAAAGCTTCACAACAATTTCTTATCACTATCAGAGCAAGGTTGGATTCTTTGCGAACGATAGCGGCAAATGTAAGAGCATCAGGAGGGTAAAAATGGAAGATGCAGTTTTAACAAAATTAAAAGATTCTGAAGAATTAACTAAAGAAATGAGAAAATTACAGAATCAAATAGTTGAGTGCAATAATAAACGGCGAGAATTGTGGCATCAAGCTTCTACAAGTGGAGTATCTTATACCAAAATCGCTGAACAGAGTGGAGTTGTTAAACAAACTGTTTACAACGAATTACGCAAAAGGAAAAATTTGCCTCATGTTGTCGGTAAGATTAATGAATGAAAGTTCTTATTGCAGGTGGGGCAGGTTTTATAGGTTCTCATCTGACAGAACGCCTTTTAAGCAGAGGCGATGAAGTTACCGTAGTCGATTCTTTAATTACAGGCAGGGAATCTAATTTAGATTTCGTTAAAGAACATCCAAAATTTGCGTTTCACAAAGTTGACATCAATCACCCTCAAGCTGTTCAATGGCTTAATTTCAGTCCTTATCAGAAAACAGGCGGATTTGATGCTGTGTTGAATTTAGCGAGTCCTGCATCACCTGATGATTTTAAAACAATCCCTATTCATATTTTGGAAACTGGGAGTGTGGGAAATATGAGGCTTTTAAAATTAGCAAAAAAATCTAATGCTAAATTTCTTTTAGCTTCCACTAGCGAAGTTTATGGCGATCCTGAAATTCACCCTCAAAAAGAAACGTATAACGGTTCTGTTAATCCTGTCGGTAGAAGAAGCTGTTATGACGAAGCTAAAAGATTTGCCGAAGCCACAACTATGTCATTCCATAATGTTTATGAGACTGATACTCGAATAGCAAGAATCTTTAATACTTACGGAGAGCACATAAATCCGCATGATGGCAGAGTTATAAATACTTTCATTAAGCAAGCACTTACAAATAAACCTTTGCCTATTTACGGAAAAGGAACTCAAACAAGGTCTTTTTGTCACGTTTGGGATCTTGTAGAAGGTTTGGTGAAACTTTTGGATTTAGATAATCCTTCAGTTCAGCACCAACCGTTTAATCTTGGTAATCCTACAGAACTTACAGTTTTTTCTTTAGCTGAAGCGATTATAGAAATGACTAATTCAGATAGCGAAATAGAGTTTCTTCCTATGCCTTTGGAAAGAGAAGGCGATCCACAATTAAGGTGTCCTGATATTACTTTGGCTAAATTACATCTTAAATGGGAACCTGAAATTAGTTTCCATGAAGGCTTAAGAAGAACCATCAATTATTTTATTGAGAAAGAACGAATTACAGCCATATAATCCATTAATGAAAGTCATTATTTCCTGTAGAATCGCTCTAACCGACAACAAATTTTGTCACCTGAAACAGTTTTGTCACACCTGTTGAATATTGTGGTTCTATAAATTAAATGCTGAGGAGGCAAAATGGAAACACAAATCGAGGCTAGGAATTTGGATTTACCAAACTTAGTCCAAATGTTAAAAGAACAATCCGATGTACGTTATGACGTTGTTGTTCCATCATCAGGAATGAAAATGACAAACGGAAATCTGATTATTAAAGGTGGTGGAGTACGGATTGATGAACAAGGCGTTCACACCGAAGATGCCACATTAGTTCCTACACAAATTTTTGATGAAGGAATTGCTAACCGTTTAAATATACCTGCAAGGTATGTCCGCACTATGCGAGGACAAATCACTTCGGATATAGAAAATGATAACGGAACGCTTTATGACAAAAACATCAATTATTGGTTGGAAAATGATTCGTCAAGATTACATCTCGTCAGGGGTTTCAGAACCGATGACGTTGATGATTTCGGAATTGCAAGAGCATTTCTGTCTGACCGATACAGAACCATAGATAACTATGATGTGTTAATGGCAACTCTTGAAGGAGTGAAATCTGCTGGAGTTGAAGTAAATATTGACGGTGCTGATGTTTCGGATCACAGAATGGCGTTGAGGCTAACTTGCCCCGAAGTGCAACAATACAGCGAAGAAATTTTGCGTGGTTACACCTCGCCTTTTACTGGAGAATCGGGAACGGATAATCCCACTATTTTTGCTGGTTTGGTTATTAAAAATTCTGAAACAGGCGGTGGAGCATTTTCTATAGTGCCACGACTTGTAGTCAAAGTTTGTAATAACGGTTTGCAGATGACGAGAGATGCTATGAGGGCAGTTCATCTTGGAAGCAAATTAGAAGAAGGGGTTATTACTTGGTCAGAAGAAACTCAACAACAAGAATTGAGTTTGATAACTACAAAAACTAGAGATGCTGTTGCAACTTTCCTAGATGTTGAGTACATGAAAACCAAGATAGATGAATTGCATCAACTGGCAGGAATTGAAGTTAAACAACCTCCGAGAACTATGAAAATGATTTCTAAAAAATCAGGTTGGTCAGAAACTGAAGAACAAGATATTTTGAAACACTTTTATCAGGGTGGGGATAACTCCGCTTTGGGGGTAGCACAAGCAATTACATCTTTTGCACAGACTGTGAAAAAGACAGACAGACAAGATGAATTAGAAAGTTCTGCACTACAATCCGCAGAATTGGTTAGTATAAATATTTGAAAACTAAATAAGTAAATAGGTTTGAAGGTTTGTGGATGAACCGAACAATGATCCTAAATTAAATTTGGGGAGTTGGGTAGTTGAAGCAAATTGGCACCGGAAAAAACTGCGCCAATAGGAACTTACAAAGAAATAAGTTTACCTTCGGGATTCTATATAGATAATTTGTAATACCTGCCTTCAAAACTTTTACAAACACAGGGAGCCTCCTCGGTTCATTTTTCCCATCAGAAAAACCTGTGTTTGTCGGGGGCAAGGTTTTAGCAGACTAAACCTTGCCCCCCTTTTAATTTTCCTCAAGCTTTTTATAAGCTCTACGTTTCGATTCTGTTAAGCCTCCCCAAATGCCGTGTGCAATATTTTCTTCTATGGCGTATTCGAGGCATTTCTGTTTAATTGGGCAATGGTTACAAATAAAAATTGCTAAATCGAATTTTCCACCTTGTTCGGGAAACCACCACTTTGTAGGAAAGCCTTTGCAGACAGCATCATCTTGCCAAGCGAAAAGTCCCATTCATCCTGCAAGCTTCATTTTGCTTCTAATTTTTCTTCTGTCGTGCATTGTTGAAAAATCTACAAGCATTTACAGCCCTTTTGAGCGATGTAGAAGATTTTTATTTAATGCTATTCATAAAGTGTTGAGAACTCGCATAGAACTGTATATAAGAAATTTCAAAAAAAACCAGCTAAATGTATACATGGGGTTATATGTTTGTTATAGTGGAACTGATGGGAAAAATAAAAAATACAAACCGAAAGGAAAAACCATTGGATGCACATACTGAACACTTATTGAAAATGGAGCGAAAGGAAAACTTCATAAGGGAAATGCTTAAAGACGAAGATATGAAAAAGTATTTTCTCAATAGGGAGGAACGATAAATTGGAAACACAAACAACACGTATTTATTGGAATAAAACCGAAGCCATTGGCTTAGAAGAAGATTCGATTTTGATTTTGACACGAAATGAAGTCAATAACAAATGCGAAGCCGAAGAATTATTCTACGACTTGCTTAATAACATCAAGGTAACTGACTCAAAGAATCTTGTGGAAGTTTTGAACTTCACAAAATTTCACATTGACAAATGGATAGACGAAAACCAACTCAGAGAGGAGGTGAAGTAACCATGAACAAACTTTCTAACGAAGCAAGAATCACACTTGCAGAAAACTTTGCGAAAACAAATCAGCAAACATTTGATTTGAAGCTTGCAACAGATTTGAAAGCTGGAGATGTTATTGCTAAATGGATTGATCAACTTTCAAATATTGATCTAGACGGAATGGAAGTTATTTCTGTAGAAACTTACGAAATGATTTCTGTGCCTGATGCTGTGAAGCTCACTTTCAAAGATCCGACAACAGGAAATAAAGAAATAAATATTATTAATGGAGATTTCTTATTTGCAGTAAAAATCGTATAACCCCAATTTGACAGTTGGGCAAATATGAGTTAGAATGGTACTTGATGGGAAAAATAAAAAATATGAATCAAACAATCGAACAACTTATAGAAAATACTCCTCGCGAGGATTTTCAATTTGTTCTACCTTTCAAATTAACTAAAAAACAAATGACAGGTTTGTTTCATCAAGTCGAAATGAAAGATGACCGTCAAACTATCCAAGTTAACGAAGATATTTTACTTGAAACAAGAGGACACGAATTAACTGAAGGCAGATCACCTTCATGGATTGCTTTTGAAGAATTTGTGGATGAACTTTACTGGAACATTGATAGATGGGCTGATCTTCCAAATGGCACGGATGAACAACAATGTGGAAAAGCTGATTGTGAATGTTATTCAAATAATGGTGAAGGTTTATACGACATATATTACCGAGAACAAAAAGAAGCAGGTGTTAATATCCGAACAGGACACAGCTACACTCCTCGTGAAACCAAACACACAATCGGTTATCAAACCAAACTCCTCATAAATTCTTGGAAGGGCTTACTCACTAAGGTCTACAAATTAGGGGAAGTAATATGAATCTTCCTTTCAACCACAATCACGCTTATGACGTTGCGGAAGTTATAAACAGACAAACTGTAGAAGCTTTAATCAGAACTTACGGTGAACATATAGCAATTTATATGCCACGCAAACAGATTCTTCATGTGAAGTTTGACCGTTTAGAAAATGATTTAATGTTTTACTTACGAATAGATGATTTAAATAAAACTAAATATGAAGCTGAATACCCAACTGATTTTATTGACATAACAAACAGTAATATTATTCTCGCTTTTCCTCATGCTGATAATGAAAATGGTAGACTGGTCAGATCCATCAGCGGAGGATGGGGGCGTTATTAATCATGTCGGTTAGATACAGTTTACAGAATAAATGTTCTTTCGTTAATGGTTTATGTGACCGAAGTTCTATGAACATGAGGACTGTAAATGATTTCTAAAGAAGCTCAAAAAGGTGCAGAGTTTTGTGTCGATTTGATTATCGAAGATTGGGAAAGACTATATAAAGAAAATCCTGACTCTACTTTCAATTTGGATGCTGAATCTTGGAAAGAAGCAAAAAGTAATTTCACCAGTTTAGGGCATGTTAAAGCAATCAGGAAAAGTGATTACACAGATTGGGATGTTGTAATTGAATGTGCTATGTCACAAACACACAATTTGACTGAAGAAATAAAATATTGGGAAGATGATTATGACGAAACTTGGCTAATAAAACAGTTAAAAGTTATTAAACAATTAAAAGCTTTATTAGAAGAATCAGGTTGGGATAGCATTTTCACAAGCGAAGTTAAACAGTTTTTGAAAGAATACAAAACATGAAGTGCCAAAATTGCACAGCATTGATTGTTTATGCAGGAGAAGGAATTTGGATTGACGGATACCAAAGTTCCGAATGTCCAAGCTTTGAACTTTTTCATAAGCCAGTCACCCCCTGCGAGTCAGAAGAAGCTATGCTGATGGGAGAAATTAACAAGCCATAATACGGAGGCATAGCTGTGGGAATATTTGACAATTTAAATCAGTCACCCAAATCCGAATCTGAAGATCCATCACACGATTACCAAAGATCCTCTGAACAATGTTCAGTAATGGAATTGAAACCTCATCCACGAAACTACAGGCAACATTCTGAAGATCAAATAGAACACATCAAACAATCAATTAAAGATCATGGGTTTTATAGAAATGTTGTTGTCGCAAACGATAACACCATCCTTGCAGGACACGGAGTAGTTAAAGCCGCCAAAGAACTAAATATGACTACTATCCCTGTTGTTAGATTAAAAGTTTCCCCCGAAGATGCACAAGCCTTAAAGCTTTTAGCGGCTGACAATTACATACAGCACTTATCTTTTGACGATGACAGGATGCTTACTGATCTTTTAAAAGAAGTATCAAGTGAAGAAGGTTTACTTGGCACAGGATTTGATGACGTTTCTTTAGCTGCTTATGCGATGATTACTCGTTCAGCGGATGAAATTGAAGATTTCGATGCGGCTTTAGAATGGGCAGAAGCTGGTATGCCCGAATTTGAAAACCCGAAAGAAATGGATGAATTTAGTAAAGAAGCTTATGCAAATATAAAGTTTCCCACAGCAGAACATAGAGAAGAATGGGTAGAAAAAGCTACAAAAGCTGATCCTGAACTTGTAGAAACAATTCGCAGACAAAACAACTGGTCTTTAAGATGGCCTGCAAGCGAAAGCGTAGACCAGCGAGAAGATCTACAATCAGTTGAGTTTACTGTTGGCATTGATGAATAATCCATGCACTAAAGTCCTTATTTCCTTTAGAATCGCCCTAACCGTGAACAAATAATGCCTAAACTACCCAAATATCCTATTTACATTCCAACTAAAGGCAGATGGAATACTCCATTCACTATAAAAGCCTTCCAAAAAGACGAAGTTCCTATATATGTAGTTGTTCAACCGCAAGAACTGGAAGAATACGAAAAGCATTGTTCATCTCCTACCACAACCTTCCTTACCCTGCCTTTCAGTAATCCTGTAGACGAAGAAGGAAACCCATGCGGTCTTTTAGCAACTCGTAATTGGATAATGGATCACTCCATAGAATTAGGCGCAACTCGCCATTGGCAATTTGACGACAATCAAGATAAATTCATGCGGTATTACAAAGGGAGAAGCATCCCAATACAATCCCATCTTGCTTTAAGAATCGTTGAAGATTTCACCGACAGGTACAAAAACATAGCAATATCAGGTTTCGATTACGAAATGTTTGTCGTAAGAGGAAAACAAACACAACCATTCACACGCAACTGTAGAGTTTATTCAGCTTCACTCATAAACAACGAAGCAAACATACGTTGGAGACTCCGATACAACGATGACGTAGACATCTGCCTCCAAGCCTTATCAACAGGATACTGGTCAACCATTCTGTTCAGAGCAGTTCACATCCGCAAAAGAAAAACCATGACAGTAAAAGGCGGCAACACAGACGACCTTTACCAAGATGACGGAAGAAACATAATGGCACGCTCATTAGAAAGAGTATGGCCGGGAGTTGTCAAAACCAAAAGAAGATTCAACAGACCACAACACGTTGTCTCACACTCATGGGGACATTTCGACAACCCATTAATACCAATAGAAAACCCCGAACCCACACCCGATTACCCAATGCAGATAGAAGGAAACCCAAAATCCAAATCATTGCGTAACGCACTTGACCTCTGAACACTAAGGTCTGAACATGGAAAATAGAAAAAACAAAACGATTGTGACAGGTGGAGCAGGTTTTATAGGCTCACATCTCGCTGAAAAACTGGTTAAACGAGGAGATGAAGTCCTTGTAATAGATAATTTCTCTACTGGTTCATTAAAGAATCTTGTTCAAATAGAAAAAGAAATAGAAATTATCAATATGGATATCGCTAATCCTTTAATAAATGATTTGGTGAGAAGATTTAAACCTGATGTTGTTTTTCATTTAGCCGCTCAAATGGATGTACGCCACTCTGTGGGAAATCCACTCGATGATGCTTATACAAATATCATAGGTTTGCTTAATGTTTTAGAAGGAGCTTGTAGCGAAACATTAAAGAAAATAGTTATCGCTTCTTCAGGGGGAACAATTTATGGGGAATTGGATAAAACACTTATTCCAGTTAAAGAAACGGCTGTTCGTAAGCCTTTATCGCCTTATGGCGTAGCAAAAGTAGCAGGCGATCTTTATTTAGACGCTTATCGCTTTCTTCATGGATTATCAGGAACGAGTCTCGCTTTGGGGAATGTATATGGTCCTCGACAAGATCCTTTAGGGGAAGCAGGAGTAATTTCTATTTTTGCAGGAACTTTATTGGAAGGTAAACAGGCAGTTATTTATGGAGATGGGAAACAAACAAGAGATTTTATTTACATTGATGATGTGGTGGAAGCTTTTTTAAGTGCCGAAGAATATGAAGGTGAAGAACTTTTCAATATTGGAAGCGGTGAAGAAACTTCAATAAACGAATTACATGAGATGTTGGCTTCAATAATAGATCCTACTGCTGAACCGAAATGGGAAAATAACCGCAAAGGGGAATTACAATACTCGGCTTTAGATTCTTCATTGGCACAATCGAAACTTGACTGGAAACCTGTTATTGACTTACAGGAAGGTTTAAACCGTACTGTTAATTGGTTTAAAACAAAGGAATAATGCTATGCAGAAATTTCCTATATATATCCCCAGCAAAGGAAGGGCAGAACGTAGCAGAACTGTAGAAGAATTAGAAAAAGGTAACTGCACAGATTATTTCATAGTTGTTGAACCGCAAGATTATGAAGCGTATTCGGAAGCCCATCATGAAAAAAACCTTCTTTGCTTAGATAAAAATGATGAAGGAATTTATTACGTGCGTAACTTCATTCTTCAACATGCGTTAAATAACGGTTATGAATACGTTTGGCAGGTTGATGACGATTTGCAATTCGCAAGACACTCAAAAAACAGTAAACCTATCCTTAAACCTATTCACCCAACAGAAGCTTTTATAGAAATAGAACAGGTTGTAGAAAAATTTTCCAATATTGGAGTGGCAGGTGTAAGAGACAGCACTTACGCTTGGAGCCAACCTGAACGAATCAGTATAAACAAACAAGCATCGGGCTGTTGGTTAATAAAAACAGATACAGGATGCAAATTCCGAAAAGACATCATCGAAGATACTGATTTCAATATGCAAATACTTGTAGCAGGATACTGCACGCTCAATTTCAATCGTTTAGTTTACGTTAATCCACCTACAGGAACTGTTGAGGGAGGAAACAGTAACGTCAATTTTCTTTTACAGCAAAAGAATTTGGTAAAAGCGTGGCATGGATGTTTCACTTTGAAATACAACAGAATAGGAACTGTTCATACAGAAAACCTCAGTTCACGAATAGCTCCAAGTCGGATATGGAGCAAATTTCCTCAACGCCCTAAACGAAAGGTTTAATTATGGCTAGAGGACAATCACCAGCATTATCTCCTGAAACGGCTGAAAGATATAGACAAGTCGTACAAATGAGAGCCGCAGGTTTAACATTTGACCGTATCGCTCAAGAATTAGGTTACGCAAGCCGTTCAGGTGCTAAAGAAGCTTATGATTCTGCCTTGCAATCTTGGGGAAGGGAAGCCGTTGACAATTTAAGAGTTCTAGAAGGCGAACGTGTTGATGAATTGTGGCGCAGAACTTTCGCTCGTTTATTAGAAGCTGACCGTAATCAAGCAGAAATAAACGAATTTCTGAACATTGTTATGACTGCCGTGAGAATTTCTAAAAGAAGATCAGAATTATTTGGTTTGGATGCTCCTCGCCAACTTGAAGTTACTGGTGCAGGAGGAGGAGCTATCAGGACTGACATAGGAGACTTACTTATTTCTCGTTTAGAAGAATTAAGAGAAAAACAAGGTCCTTTAGCAGAAAATCTTGATCAAAAGCCCCTGTTGGATGCAATACCCTCTGAGAGCGCCACAGAGGAGTCCTATGATGAGTAAACCATATAGTAATGTGTTCACTCAAAAAGAACTTAAAAACGCTTTAGAAGGGCTGTAAATGGCAGAATTATCAGTAGTTGAAGAAATTTCTCGCCGAACAGACCCAAATCTGCTGTTTGAAGGGTTAGATCCTGAACAAATAGAAGCTGTGATGCACGACTGGAGACTTTGGCGCAGACCGAAACAAATAACCCCTGAAGGAAACTGGAGAGTTTGGCTTATTCTTGCAGGTCGTGGTTTCGGTAAAACACGCACAGGATCAGAATGGGTAAGGGAGCAAGTTGAAGCTGGTAACGCAAAACACATAGCACTTGTCGGTGCAACAGCCGCAGATGTCAGAGACACTATGATAGAAGGCGAATCAGGTATTCTGTCTATTTTCCCTGATGGGAAACGACCACGCTATGAACCTTCCAAAAGGCGAATAACTTTCCATAACGGTGCAATGGCTACTTCTTATACAGCGGATGAACCTGACCGCCTTCGTGGTCCCAACCATGATTTGGCTTGGTGTGATGAGTTAGCCGCTTGGAGGTATCCACAAGCGTGGGACATGCTTATTTTCGGTTTGCGTATCGGGAAACACCCTCAAGCATTAGTCACCACCACTCCTCGACCAACAAAAATAATCAGGGATTTGGTTAAAAGAAAAGGTAATGACGTTGTTGTCACACATGGCAGTACTTTTGAAAATAAAACTAATCTTGCGGCTTCATTCTTTCAGGAAATAATTGAACGATACGAAGGCACAAGATTAGGCAGACAAGAATTACATGCAGAAATTCTCGATGATGTGGATGGCGCTTTATGGAATCGAGACATGCTTGACGATGCAAGAGTAACTGAAATGCCTGACTTGAAAAGAATCGTAGTTGCTATTGATCCTGCTGTTTCTTCCCATGAAGGTTCTGCTGAAACAGGAATAGTAGCCGCTGGAGTAGATGAAGCAGGGCATGGATACATCCTTGAAGATGTTTCAAAAAGAGGCACACCATTGGAATGGGCTAACGAAGCTGTTGCGGCTTATAACAGATTGAAAGCAGATCGAATAGTCGCAGAAGCAAATCAAGGTGGGGACATGATACGCCACACCTTGAACACGGTGGATAAAAATATTCCTTTACGTCTCGTTCATGCAAGTAGAGGAAAAAGAGTTCGTGCAGAACCTATAGCGGCTTTATATGAACAGCATAAAGTTCATCACGTTGGTTCTTTCCCCGATTTGGAAGATCAACTTTGTTCTTGGGTTCCTGATGTATCTGCTTCACCTGATAGGTTGGATGCTCTAGTATGGGCATTAACAGAATTAATGATTGATGGAGCAAGACATCATCCTGCTGTTGCACCTATTAATATTGAGCAAGTAAATCCATGGATACCGCAATGAGTGAAAAAGTAATTTTAACGGATGAAGATACACCGTTTGGTCGTTTACAATTCGATCCGAAAAAAGGAACAACTAAAATGGTTTTCCCGAATGGTGTAGATACACGCCGAACTATTCCGTTACGTAAGAAGTACAGGAAACAGTCTTGAATAGAAGCATTAAATATGGTATTGATGTAAGATCAAATTATGTCTTTAACTGACGACTTCCAAAAAGCCGCACCTGCTTCAACAGACATGGGTGAAGTAGGCTCCACAGGGCTTGTCCAATACGGCGGTGAGGTGCAAGAAGATTTCCTTCGACAGCTTCAGGGCAAACGAGGTTATGCCACATATCGGGAAATGTCAGACAACCATCCTGTTATCGGCTCAATTCTTTATTCAATAGAAATGCTTGTAAGAGGAGTTAATTGGACTGTCACGCCTTCAGATCCTAATGACCAACGGTCAGTTGATGAAGCACAATTCGTTTCAGAGTGTATGAGTGATATGTCACATTCTTGGGCAGATACTCTTTCATCTATTCTTTCAATGTTGCAGTTCGGTTACTGTTACAACGAAATTGTTTACAAGAGAAGAAACGGAGTGGACAGGGAAGATTCAAGTGAACGGTCACAATATAATGATGGGCGCATCGGTTGGCGTAAATGGCCTATAAGAGATCAGTCAACAATCATCCGTTGGGACTTTGACAATAATGGTGGAATAAACGGCGCTTACCAAATGAACCCACTTGCAGGCACAGGTGAGGTTTTCTTACCGATAGAGAAATGTTTATTGTTTAGAACAACCACTAAACGAAATAACCCTCAAGGCAGGTCAATTCTTCGTAACGCTTTCGTGCCGTGGTATTTCCAAAAACGAATAGCAGAGATTGAAGCTATCGGTATTGAACGTGACCTTGCTGGTATGCCAGTTGCTTTAGTTCCACCACATCTACTTTCTGATAATGCAACCGCTCAGGAAACACAAGCTTTAACTGCTATTAAACAAATGGTGAGAAACATACGCCGTGACGAACAAGAAGGAATTGTTTTCCCTCTTGCATACGACCCTGACACTAAACAACTTGCTTACGATCTGAAACTTTTAACTTCAGGTGGGCGAAGGCAATTCGACACTAACGCTATTATCGCTCGTTATGATGCTCGCATAGCGATGTCAGTTTTAGCTGATTTCATCCTTTTGGGACATGACCAAGTAGGAACTCAAGCTCTTTCAGTTTCAAAGATTCAATTATTCTCGGATGCTTTAGACACTTGGGTAACAGGAATAGCTGATGTTATTAACACACACGCAATTCCACGCTTGATGAAATTAAACGGTGTTGATGCACAGTATTGGCCTAAAGTCGATTATGACTCACCACGACAGGTTGACCTCTTGGCTATAGCAGATTATGTACAGAAACTTGCAGGAGTCGGAGCTATCCTGCCTGACGAAGCGTTAGGTGAGCATTTAAGAGATATTGCAGGGCTACCGCAGGAGGAAGCGGAAAGCATAGACTAAATGGCTGGCGAAATAAAGGTTGGTCTGTCTAAAAAGATTCACCACATCCCACTTTCTTGGGATGTTAATAAAGCTAAATCTAATCATCAGCCTAAATTCCGACCTGTTGGTGACGCAATACTTCGAGGCAGAGAAAAATCTGTAGGTAAAATAATGGAACAGATGTTTCTAGCTATGCCACCTGTTGAACTTTGGATAGATGGCAAATTAACTCCCGAACAGTATTTGGAAAGAGCTGAAAAAATATCAGAACCTTACATGCAACAAATTGCGGCTTTATTGCAAGTTTCTTTTAACGAAGGTGCGATTATGCAACAGGACAGAATACGTGCTGATGCTAATGAGCAATTAAAACGGTTACGAAGCCCTTTGCGTTTAACAGATGAAAAAGGGAAAGTAACGAAAGCAACTGTTGGGGGAATTGATGTAGGTGAAGATCCAAAAATCATTTGGTCACCTGTGGGCATAGAAGCCTTCGACGAAGTAAGTTCTGCTTCAGTTCAATACGCACAATTCCGTTCAGCGACTCTTGTTACCGCAATGCTGGAAGAACAACAGCGAGTTATTCAAGAACTTATAGGAGAATCTTTCACAGCGTCACAGACTTTCTCTACAGGAAGAACAGTTACAGGTTTAACAACAGGACAAACTTCAAGAGCTTTATTTGAAGTGTTAGAAGAAATGAACCCGAATACTCCTTTAGGCAGGCAACTCGCTCAAATGCGAGGAATAAACTCGGCAGGTTTAACTCACCCATGGGAAAAAGCAGTTTTTAGACGTTCAGAAAAAATAGCTCAACAATTAGCTGATAAGGGAATTGGAGGAGCAAGAGCTTACAACAAGATAAGAGACGATTCCAATAAATACGCTAAGAAACTTCGCCGTTCAAGAGCAAGGGTGATTTCTCGTACTGAGATTAAACGAGCGCAAGTAGCAGGACAACTTGACTCTATGCAGGAAGCTGTAAATTCAGGTTTAGCTGATCCTAGAACAGCAGGTAAAAAATGGATTACAGGTTCTACTGACGTTTGCCCTATATGCACAAGTCTTGGTTTCGGTAGAGCTATTCATATACGGCAATCTTTCCCGAATGTGGGGGATGGACCTCCTGCTCATCCTAATTGTCGTTGCGATTTGGATTTCGCTCATCGGATAAAAGATGCACCACAAGCTGTCGGTGCAGGTAACCCTAACTTTCCTGCTGGTAGTCCTGAGAACCCGATTGTTTGGCAATTCAATTCAGGTTTCCAATCTTCACCTAATGTGACTACTGCTTTCAGACCGCCTTCGGTTCCTAGAACTCCTAGAAAACCTGTTAAGGCTCCTTCTCCATCTGCTCAATACAGTGAAATTCCTGATGTTGATGATGAAATAACAGAAAAAATTGTTGAAGTTTATGAAACCACAGAAGGCACACATCAACAAAAAGCTGATGCCGTATACCAATATCTTGGTTATAAGGGTAAACCAAAAGTTGTTGAATGGGAAGATTTAGGTAAGCATGTAGATGAAAGCCCTGCTGGAGAAATGCGCCGTGTGGTGCGAGAAACTAAAGATAAAACAAACCCAATAACAGGTGTTGAAGAAACTTTTTCAAAAGAAGAAATAGCAGAACAATTTAGAACAGGACAAGCTTTCACAGGCGAAGGTTTAAGTGGTACAGGTACTTACACTTATGAAGGAACAGCAGGAGCATTTGATGAATATGCAATGAGCCGAAAAGGGAAGTGGGAAACTGTCGAAATGACATTAGCGCCTGACGCTAAAATTATGACTTTAACTGATGAAACTGAAAGGGCACTTAAAAAGAAATATAAAGATTTATACCCTGATGGACCTACAGATATAGGGTTAATTCTCGCTTCTAAAGGATTTGACGCTATAAGATTAGTGGATTTAGACGATGAATTTGGAAATGTTATGATGATCATTTTAAATCGTTCTAAAGTTATTGTCAGTAAGGTGCATGGGGCAGAAATAGGAAAACTTAAACCTTTTAAACGACCTCCTCCTCCAACAGCTAGTGTCCCACCTACACCTACTCCTGCCACAGTTGATGAAGTCATAGAAGAAATAGATGCGGTTCCTTTGCAAAGTAAACCCACTCCTACTGAAACAGGTAAAACGTGGGAAGATGACGCTTTCCACGAAATAAACGCAACTGTTACTTACACCGCAGGGCGAATGGGTACTGTTATAGAGGAAGCTATAGATGAAGTATCACAAGTTTTAGGTAACCCAATTCCATCTAATGCACTTAAAACTCATATTAAAACTGCACCAATTAAAAGAACAAGTAAAACAGGAGACAATGTAAGAGTTTTAGGTGATTTTTCTCCTAGTCGAAAAATTCAGTTACCTAGACAACCTAAAAGACCAAAAAAAATGGATTTGTCTACATTTGAAACCCGAGGGGGATATGGCACTTCCCAAGCCATTGACCATAGACGTTGGGCTAAAGCTAGAGAACTTGATCGTGAACTTGGAGATGATGTAACTACTTTCACGGATGAGCTTTTAGAAGAAATGGCTGAAGAAGGCGAGTTTCCTTTCGCTAATTGGAAAGAAGCAGGTTACAAATCTGAACAAGATTTCAAAAACGCTGTTGAAGATTTTTACACAAAAGAAGAAAAATATTGGAAAGATATTGAAGACATTTTCAATGGTATAGATCCTGCAACTGGTGAAGCGTTTGAAACTTTTGCGACTGGAGAATTAAAAGATCCACGTTATGAAGCAGGTTATGGGGCTTTGGATGATGTACCTGCTCGTAGAGATATACGAATCGGGGAAGAAAATAGTTACAAAAAAGGAACACCTGAATACAATTCCAGTTTGAAATCAACCTTCCATCATGAGAACGGTCACAACATTGATTTCATGCACTTAAGTACTAATGCTCCGAGTGGGGATGACATCGCAGCCATTGAACGTTTCTTGAATAACTTGCCTAGAAATGGAACTTTACCTGCTGACGTTAACGGTTTACAGCCTCGTTCTTCAACATTACTTAGAGTGCTTGATTTAAAAATGCAAAAATTTGGAATGACTAGGGCAGAAGCTATTACAAGTTTACAAGACGAAGCTGATATGGCTTTAATGAGATTATTTCAGTTAATAGAAGATTCTGAAGCAACAAAACGCATAGACACTTATGTTCAAGGTTTAATAGCAAAAGCTAAAACTCCCCAAGCTAGAGAACAAGCAGTAAATAAAGGAAATTATTTAACAGATCCTACTGAAAGAATAGCAAGAATATTTCAACAATATATTCCTACTAGAGTAGGCTCAGTAACAGACCGAAAACTTCTCGCAGAAGCGATAGCAGGTGATGATGGGATTACAGGTGAATTGTTTTCTGTGGGAGAGTTTGAAGGAGTTATTGTGCCTGCTTTTGAAAAATGGCTTCGAGCAGTTGGGATGATTGAATAATGGCAGAAGAAGAAACAATAAATCCAGTTGTTTATGGTCCCAATAACGAGATGATAAATTTTTCTGCTCATCGTTGGATATTTAAAATACCTGAAGGTAAAACAATAAATGATTTAACAACTAAGGAACTCATGGACATAGGCTATTTTGATGAGTAAAGTATTAAAGATGTCAGAAGAAACCCTCAACGAATTTGTTGAAGAAACCCCTGATATTCTTAAAGGATACGGATGGGGTGACGAAGAAAAAGGTCACGAATACGGACAAACCGCTGAAGGTATTGATGCTATGACTCATCTCCTGATGGCATACCGTTTATTAATGGATCATCAGGAGTGTTGGGATTTACTTAAACCGTTGATGCGTTTAATACATAAACTTGAAGAAAAAATGACTTCAGCAGAACCAACTGCTGATGAATACGCTGAAGATTTTTCTTATAATTATTATTCCGAATCCGATAAAGAAATAAAACAGGAAAATGGTCAATTCTGTGTTTATTCAACTACAGGCAGATCATTCGGTTGTTACGCTAACGCTGATGAAGCTAAAGAACGATTAGCTCAAATTGAAAGATTCAAAACAAATAAATTGCAAGCATCAAGCACAGAACAACTTATTATTTTCCATAATCGTTTACACGCTTTAAAAGAAATTGGAACAGAGCATATTATTGTTCATAACCTCATTGAAGATGAATTAGAGAACAGAGGAATAGCACCACCTTATGAATTGGGAGACATTGAAAAGAAATTGGAAATGCTTTCCGAACCCATGACAGGAATAACACCTGTTATTAAACAAGAGGAGCAAAGGTACACATTGGGACCTGTATATGTTCCCGACAGAGAAGATGCTCACGGTGAATTTACTGATGCTTCTACTTTGCAAAAAGCTTTATGGAATTGGGTACGCAAAGGTGACCGCAGAATCTTTATACAACACTCAGATAAAGTAGCTGGTGAAATGGTTGAGACACTTACGTGGCCTTTCCCTATTGAAGTTGATTTAGAAGTTCCTAATCAGGGTGTAACCAAACAGACGTTCCCTCCTGACACTCCTTTTCTTGGAGTTGTTTGGGAAGAATGGGCTTGGGAGCTTGTTAAAGCAGGTGAGTTGAGAGGCTATTCGATTGGTGGTAAAGCTAAAAGAATTGAAGCCGATTTACCTGAACCAGCATTGATTTAAAAAGTTATAACACCGACCAATTTCTTCGTTTCCTACCATCTCACGTTAAGTTCTAGGTAGTTCCCTACTCTTTTCTCAGTCCATCGCCATTTAACTTTTCAGATTTTGTTTCCTCTATCTTATTATTAAATGGTTTGTGCTATAACTCAATTACTAATCTACATTAAACCAAATCACATCTTGTATTAGCTTTAACAAAAAATACTGATCTGCTAAGATAACAATTAGTGACCAAAGTGTCCTCAGAAATCAGGAGGGCATCTTGGATGACCAACAGCTAACCGAAGCGTTAGAACATATACAGGAACGTCTGCAATTAAGTGTTGATGCAACGATAACTAAAACTCAAGGTGTAAAAGCTAGAGTTGAGAAAACACAAAGCTTAATTGAAACGATTAAAGACAATATTGCTTATATAGTTGGTTTACCTGCCACACTTGGCGGTGCTTTCGGGTTTCTGTGGGACTCATCGGGGGATGAAGCGGCATTAACTCATAAAGTAACAATGCTTGAAGAAGCGGTAGCAGGATTAAAAGCAGAGAATGATCTGCTAGGTGGCGGTACTAAAAACTTCGCCATCGACATGAGCGCAGTTCCTAGCGGTTCCGTAACCGTCATAATTGTTGCATCAATAATAGTTGTAAGTGTTGGGTTACTTGCCATGTATCAAAGACGGCGTAAGAAGCGTTGATTAAAAGAGTAGTGGCTGTTCTTTCGACAGCATTACTCTTTGCCTCTTGCGCTCAAGGCGATACAACTGAATCAACACCAACAACAACCGAGCCTGTTGTCACAACTGTCCCTGTTGAAGTTCTCGAACCTGTAACGACCACACCTGTAGAAAAAGACGCATCAGCTTCTTTGGAGTACACACCTGTTCAAGATGGTTTTTCTTTTGAAAACTTTGGAGGAGGGGAAGCTCCAGCGGAATTAACAGTCAATATGACTCGCAGGTTTTATGGTGACAATCAAGTCTGTTCAGATGTAACAGATAACGAATGCACTCCATATCCTGTAATCCTTCAACTCATATCTCAAGCTAATCGTTCAATGAAAGGTGGTTTATGTGAAGGTTTAACTGTTTTATCTTTAAGGTTAGCCAATGATCCACTTGCATTAGCAGGCTTTCAAAATGCTGAAGAAGTAGCAACACTTATCAAACAAGATCCTGCTTTGCTTTCAGAAATTGCTTACTGGTATGTAACACAGTTCGCTATAGAGGTACAACAACAAGCCGCACAGTTTTTAGAACTGTCCCCTTTAGCTTTAGCACGAATACTTTATGAAGATTTCGCTAAAGCAGAAACAGGTCAACCATCAGTCGGGTACACGATAGGTATTTACTCTGAGCAAGGCGGTCACGCCGTAACACCTTACAAAGTGACCACAGACGGTGACACATGGAGAATCTATATATATGACTCTAATTGGCCTTCAACAGAACGATGGATTGATGTGAATGAAGAAGGTTGGAATTACGCATTAGCCGCAACTAACCCAACTGAACAAACTGAAGCGTGGGGTGGCGGAACTGGAACAATGGAATTAACTCCAATGACTTCACGTTCGGGACCTTTTACTTGCAGTTTTTGCCCACAAGAAGAAAATGAAGAATCGGGAACACTTCTTACCGTTGCGGCTTCAGGCAGTAAACAAATGGCTATTCAAATACAAACAGAAACAGGTGAACGGCTCGGCTATTACGATGGCAAATTTGTTAATGAAATAGAAGGCGCAACTTACAGGTATTTAATATCAGGAACTTCAACGGCTGATCCTGTAATGGTTTTCTTACCTGCTGGTATAGAAGATTTTAGTGCAGATGTTGATGTTATAGACATTCCCACCCCAGCGGTTACATCGCCAACAGCGCCTACGGAGGGGGAAGTTGAAGATTCACCGCCAGAGCAGGAACAAGAACAAGATACCACACAACAATTTTCGCTTCTCATATTGGATGATGAGAAATCAGTTCAAATAGAAGCTGATATATCTGTAGAAGAACCTATTGCAGATGAACAAATAATAGAAACAGAATCCTTAATAAATTTTTCTGAAGAATCTGTAGAGATAGCTGACATTGAAGAAGCAACAGTCGCTATAGCGGTTGATGCTTTGGAAGTTGAAATAGACGTACAGCAAGGACAGCAGATAGCAGTACAGTTTGTTCCTGATCCTCCACCTGTGATTGAAGCAGGTCAACCTGAACCAGTTGAAATAGCTCCAGCAATGTTAGATATTTCTATAGCAGACAACACAGGCGAACTGTTAGCTGAAGTCGAAGTTGATTTAACACCCTTCCGAGTTGAGGACAGACAAGAAGAAACAGAGTTAGAAGAAGAACCTGAACAGGCTCCCATAGTGCTTGCTATTTCGTTTGATGAGGAGATCGGTGAAGTAGAACAAGTAGAGGAGTCTATCGAAGCTTGGGTGGCTTCAGACGCTGAATATTTCCAAGCAATTATCGAAGATCGAGTAGAGGAAGTGTTAGGTGAAACATGGGTAGAGGAATTACAAGAAACAGATGATTGGGAAACAGAAGAAGAATTTGAAGAATTTGATTTAACAGAAATCCTTTTAGCAGTAGAGGAAGAATACTGGGAAGATGAAATTTGGGAAGAAATTGATTACACAGAAGAATGGTTTGAAGAAGAAGCTGAATTAGAACTTTTTATTATCTATGAAGAAGAAGATTGGTGGGATGAAGAACCTGAAGAATGGTTAGAGGAGGAATGGTTTGAAGAATTATTATTGGAAGAAGAATGGCTCGAAGAAGAATGGATTGATCCTGAGCCTTTATTTGAAGAATTTGAGGAGGAAGAAATTGAAGAAATTATTGAAGAAATTATTGAAGAAATTTGGTTTGAAGAAGAAATCACAGACGAGGAATGGGAGCAGTTGGAAGAATCCGAATGGCTACCCGAACCCTTTGAGGAATTTGAACAGGAAATAGAATTAGAGGAATTATTTGAGGATGATTTAGTTCCTACAACCACATGGATGGAAGAATGGGACTTTGATGAGTTCGGTGAAATACCTGAAGATATGCTCGAATGGTCAGATGATGAATTTGATTTATTTGAAGAATTTTTAGGTAACACAACCGAAGAAGAAGAAGAAGAAGTCTGGGAAGAAGATCCTTTTCTTAACACAGAAGAAGAATGGGAGGAATGGGAAGATGAGTTTTGGTTTGAGGATTCTGAACTAGAAGATGATTGGATAGAGGATTGGATACCAGAGGAAGAAGAAATTGAAGAAGAAGAAGAAACCCCACCACTTGAAGAAGAAGAATGGGAGAGTAACACCGAAGAAGAAGTCAATGACTTCGAGGACATTTTAGAACAAGAATGGGATAATCCTTATGCAGATTGCATTGGCACTTCAGCTTGTGCTGATGCTCCTGCTGGTTTCGATACTTGGGCGCAATGGGAGTCAGCTAATAATCCTAATTATGTAGCCCCTGAAGTTGGCGATCCTGATTATGTGCCACCTCCACCACCGCCACCAGTTTATGTTCCTGTCTATTGGGCTTATTCTAATAATTTAGTTGCCAGTAGGATTAGTAGTGCCAGCGAGTCAACTGTTACAACGGTGTTGGCTAGAGGCGAAGATGGACATTGGTACGAGACACACACAACAGAAATGACAACGACTACCACGACTTACACTACGAATGGAACAGAGCAGTTCGGTTGTGTAGATAATGCTTGCGCTTTATCAGGTACTACATGGGATGATGAAACAAGTGAACAAACTGTAGCAGTAACTACTTCATCAACAGTAGTTCCAGCTTCTTGCTCTCAAGGCGGGTTTACTGGTCTAGGAGACTGGTGCATAGTTGATTCGAGTAGTCGAAACGATTATGACCATGTTGCTTTCTCGGTTCCTACTGCGGCTGAAGAAAATGAAGCCTGCGACTGCACAGATGGCGATGGGCTTATGGATATTCGTATAGACGCTGAAAGCAATTTAACTGGGGTGCAGTTCAACTCTAATAACGAACACGCTGATCCTTACATATACCTGAACCATGACACAGACTCAGATGATGGTGACCATTCAGGAGACATGGATGCGATAACAGTTGGTAATCAAATCACATATAACGATGACGGTGGTAGAGATTGCGGTAACACTTGCAACAATCCTCCTAGCACAGCAACAGACCCTGACGAGACACCGAACGTAACACTCTCCAACGGTGAACCAGTTATCAACAATGTTGCCGACTCTTGGGATTCTCGGATAACAAGAGAACTGTCAGCAGGTGATTATGTTGTAAGGGCTTCGGTTTACAATAACGCTAATAGCGGATGGTATCGCTTAACAATAAGAGATGCAGATGTTACATACCCATAAGGAGGATAATGAAAGTTTGGATTGACCAAGATTTATGTACTGGAGATGGTTTATGCGAAGAACTATGTGGTGACATATTTTACGGTCACGATGACGGATTGTTTTACGTTAAAGAAGCAGGTACGCCCACTCCTAAAGAACCTACTCACAAGATGAGTGAAACAGTTAATGTCCCTGACGAATTAGCCGAAGCTGTTATTGAATCTGCCGAAGAATGTCCCGGCGAATGTATTTTTGTGGAACCATAGAAATATCTTTTATCCTCACTACATAGATGCAAGGATCTTCTCCAGAGTTAAATTCTTTAATTTCATCTTCTGTGTAGTAGTCAGCTTCGTGAGTTTCACAAGCAATATCTGAACAGTAGCCTTTATCAAAACCTTCTTGTAGCCATTTTTGAACAGTCATTTAATCCTCAAAAGTTATTGCTGTCTGCCATAAAACATTCTTATCAGGCGTATCAATCCAAATAGCTTGCTGTGGAGCTTCATAAGGATAATTACTAATAGAAGCATATTCATCATAACCTTTAAGGCTACCGTTTAATAGGAATCCTGATGATGGTGCCATGATTAACTGATGAAAATGACCTAACACCATGTAATCAAAGTTCATATTCTGTCGTTTACGAGCCACCATTCGCATCAAAGGAGGCCAAATACCACCGATACCTCCACCGCCTCTAGCTTGATCACCATGTGTGAGAAGATAAGTGGTGTCTTGAACTTTCACTATCAGGTCAGCACCAGTAGCCACATCGAATGTAACTTTGTCGTTGCCTTCAAATTGTTTCTCCAACGTCTTAGCTAACATCCAATCGAAGTTATCTTTAGCACGAAGTTTCGCTCTGCTTTTACGAGTCCGCCTGCCATGATTGCCTACTACAGAAGGAATATGGACATATTCAAAGTGTTCAGCTAACAGGTTGATTCCTGCGGCTAACTGTTCAGTCCAAAAGATAACTGAGCCGAGCATAGTGTCCTCGTTGGTTTCTGTTAGTTCTTCGTGAATGTCTCCTGAGAAGATGTCGCCTGCTAAGAAAAGAACACAACCCTGATAGTCGATGCCTGTTACATATTCGTTAGTCAAAAGAATTATCTTCTGGAAATAAGTTTTAAGTCTTTGAACAGCAATCTTACGATTGTATTCGTTGCGATATTGTATTTCTTCAGGTTTAACCACTTCATCAAAATGTGTATCGGAAAGAATTGTGCAAACAACACCTGTCCCTTGCTTGCCTGTTTTAACCAACCATTTAGGTGGTTTGTATCTACGCTTATCAAGTTTGCTTATTAAGTCGCTACGTCTTTCAGATTCTTCTAAGTCAGCCTCAAGTTCTTTAATCTGTGCTTTAGAAATAGATAGCTCTTGTCGTAGCTTAGAAGCTTGACGAGATAGCTTCGCCATCTCTTGTATCGCCGCATCATCCTTAGCGAACTCTGATAAAGAGTTTTTATTTTCTGCGTTCACGAATAAACATTGCATCCAGTCTGCCACCAGTGGCTTCTTTGTAACCTATTGAATGTAACCATTTGGCGGCAGTTACTTTACCGACAGGAACGTCAGAGTCGTGGAAAGCATCCCATAATTGATTGAAAATATCATCAGGCAAAGTTTCAACCCACGCTGTTGTCGTAGTGCGAGTTTGCTTTTGCAAAAAGTCCTGCAAGGACAATTCTTTTGACATGCTGATTAACCTTAGCGGATATTTAGATCATGCGGTATCTTTTACACAATTTGCAAAGATGGTAAGGTTGTTAAAGAACTCAGAGGAGTGTATATCGGTATAAGATCATCGTGGCGTGAATTACGTCAACACAGCCGAAGAAGCAAAGCTGGCTTAGAAAAAATAATACAAGCAGAGCCACCGAGCTACACTTCTCGCAAGACCAACGGAGGTCAACTCTTGAGCAAACAAAAACTATTCCACTATAAAGCAACAGTAGGTCGTGTAGTGGATGGAGACACAATAGACGTAACTCTTAATTTGGGTTTCGATATTTATTACAAAGGCAGAATCAGGTTCATGGGCATTAACGCTCCTGAGTCGAGAACGAAAGACGCTGTTGAGAAAGAAGCAGGACTCGCCGCTAAACGCTATGTCGAGGATTGGATAAGCGCTTTGGAACACAAAGTTATTATCGAAACTTCTTTAGACGAGAAAGGTAAGTTCGGTAGGATTCTTGGCAGGATATTAAACGAAGAAGGCGAGTGTTTGAATGAGGAGATGGTGAGCTTAGGTCACGCCACTCCTTATCATGGCGGTAAGCGATAAAAAAAGAAAGGGAGCCGAAGCCCCCTTTCTGCAAATTTTAATAGTTTTCATTTATATTATTTGTCCTTTCATGATTAAGTTTTTTACCATTACGATGGTTGTTGAAAGACCAAGTGTGAGAATCATCAATACCATTTCCGTTGTGCGGATCAGGTTTTTCCTAAACTCTTGTTTCCTTTGAAGTTCAGCCGCAAATTCAAAAGCGGTAACTCTAGTAACTCCCATTGAATTTTTCATTGTTCCCTCTCGGTTGATTTTTTTATTTCCCATCAAGTACCACTATAACGAACCATATAACCCCATGTATACATTAGGCGAACAATTTTTATACTTTTTTTTGTTCCCTCACATCACTTCTAAAGCGTTATTAATTGACGAAATGAATAAAACAACATCCACTAGCTGAAAGATGATTAGAACTGTTCTAAATGCTTCTGAAGGGCTGTTAGAAGAAATACAGCTTCAGATACGAGACAAACGGATTACATTGCTGTAATCTAGGCAATGTCTCCTGTGGAGGATAAATGCCAAAAACTAAAAAGCTCGTAGAGCTTCAAATAGATGAAACTTCAGGAGTAGATCATCCTGCTCATCTTTATGAAGGTTGGTTGGTTCGCAAGGACTCAGCCGCTGTTTTAGACGAGGTGATATCCGCCATTGAACTGGAGGCACAAGACAATAACACCAACGAAGGAAAAACAATGAGTGAACTAGAAAGCACCATTGACACTTCGGCTGAAGAAGAAACCGAAACTGTTGAAACAGTTGCAGAAGAAGAAGTAGTAGCAGAACCTGAAATGGAACCTGTTGCCGCATCTGCATTTGTTGAAAAGAGTGACGGTTCAGACTCGGAATTGGTAGCTAAAGAACTGGCTGATCTTCGCAAACAGCTTGACGATGCAACGGCAGAAGCCGCTTCGCTTCGTGAAGAACGTGAGATGGAGAAAGCCACAGAGCGAGTCGCTCAATGGCGCATCCTTCCCGGTGTCGTTGTTGAAGATTTCGCACCTGTTCTACGCTCCCTCCGAGCCGCTAATTTAGAAGCAACGACAATAGTTGAGGACATTCTTGACAGTTGCGCTTCTGCATTAGCCGAGGCTGGCGTGTTAAAAGAATTGGGTTCCGATTTGGATGAAACATCAACTGATGCTTATGAACAAATTGAAGCCCTTGCTAAATCTGCTGTTGAAGCAGGTAGAGCAACTAACCTGCCAGAAGCAATCGGGCTTGTGGCTGTAGAGAACCCTGACCTTTATTCAAGGTACAGGACAGAACAGGGGGTATAAGTTATGGCTGCTTATGAAAGCCCACAACTCGCATTTGGCACCCTGACTGCGGCGGCTGATCTGTCGAGCAAGCAATATCACTTTGTCAAGTTAGCTTCGGCTACGACGGTGAATGTATGCTCTGCAATCACCGATTTACCTATTGGCATTTTGCAGAATGACCCCGAATCGGGTGAAGTTGCTGAAATAGCCATCTTTGGTATTTCCAAAGCAGTTGCTGACGGCACTATTGCCGCCGCTAGGTGGATCGGCACAAGCGCCGACTCGCAGGCGGCTGGGATAACTCCCGGTTCAGACACAACCGTCTATGTCATGGGACAAGCAATCGGAGCCGCTTCGGCTGGCGAAACATTCACAATGTTCCTTAATCCATCCAACTGTCGAGCACAATAAGGAGGATTGACAAATGCCACAACCAACATCAAATAGCGTTCACGTAGATGCGATACTTACAAATATGTCTGTTGCTTATATGCAAGAGGCTTATGCGTTTGTTGCTAATCGTGCGTTTCCACAGGTTTCGGTAGCGAAACAGACTGATAAGTATTTCACATACTCTCAGGCTGATTTCTTCCGTGACCAAGTACAACGTAGAGCAGATGGTACAGAGTCCGCTGGAACTGGGTACTCACTCAGCACAGCGACTTATGCTTGCGAAGTTTTCGCTTTGCATAAGGACATTGGTGATCAAACGAGAGCCAACTCTGATGCACCTCTTAACCCTGATATGGATGCAACTCGTTTCTTGACTCAACAAATGTTGATTCGTCAAGAAGTAGAGTGGGCATCAGCCGCCTTCACAACAGGCGTATGGGGAACAGATGCTACTCCCGGCACCCTTTGGAGTGCCGCAAGCTCTACTCCTATAGCTGACGTTGAAACAGGTAAGAATGTAGTATTGACAAACACAGGGTATGTACCAAATACCATGATTATGTCATACAAAGTATTCTCAGCACTTGTTGACAATGCAGACATAGTAGACAGAATCAAATACACGACACAGGACTCTGTGACTGAGGATCTCCTCGCTCGCTTGTTCAATGTTGATCGTGTTCTAGTCATGGCAGGCACATACAACACCGCCGCTGAAGGAGCAACCGCTTCTTACTCACAGATCGGTGATAGAGATGCTCTGCTTTGCTACGTTCCAGCCAATCCGGGCTTGATGGTTCCATCAGCAGGATACACAATGACATGGAATGGAGTAAGTCAGGGACTTGGTGCTTCAAATGCCATAAGTCGCTTCAGAATGGAAGAGCGCAAAGCTGACAGAATCGAAATTGAATCCGCTTGGGATACCAAGATCGTTTCTTCTGCTTTGGGATACTTCTTCTCTAATCCTGTAGCCGCTTAATAAAGAAACACACCGCATAAGCTGGAGTCGGTTGATATTCCGGCTCCAGCTTAAGCGTTTTTAAGGAGAGATATGGCTTGGACTTATAGTGGAGATCCCGACTCTAGTGCTTTAGATGCTATTCGTTTCCTTTGTGGAGACACAGACACTAACGATCAACTTCTCGCTAATGAAGAAATAAGTTGGATTAATAAAGAAATAACAGGTAGCTCCACAGCTACTACTGGTTTATATAGTGCCGCTTATCGTTCCTGTATAACTATTGCATCTAAATTCTCACGTTTAGCAGATCAATCTGTGGGTGATCTGAAAGTAAACATGAGTCAAAAAGCCAAAGCCTATCAAAGTCAAGCCGCTTACCTTATGGAAATGGCAGGCAGAGAAGGGCTTACACCTACACCTTATGCAGGTGGTATAAAAGTTTCAGACAAAGACATCGACTGGGATAATTCTAATCTTGTTAGACCGGGATTTTTCAAAGGGCAGTTTGATGATGACCGTTTCGGCAACACGGAAACTGATCTTAAACCTCTTTGGACTGGGGCAGATTAATGGCACAGCCTTCTGCACAGTTTATGACTGATCTGAAGGTCAACATGACTCCAGACACGATTGAATTTCGCACTTCTTCCACCATGAATAACTATGGAGAACGCACTTTCTCAGGGAGTGCTGTATCCTATGACGCTTATATTCGTAGAGCTAATGAAGCTGAACGAGATATGGATGAAAAGAAAAAAATTGCGTGGGTTATTTACGTTCCTGATTCTTCTTTGACGTTAAACGTAGAAGATCAAGTAACTTTAGGCGCACCAATAAGCGCTACAAGACCTTTGGTGAAAGTTGAAACTAGAAAAGATCCTTTAGGGCAAGTCGGAGTCGTTGCTTACGTTGGGAATAAATAATGTCATCTTCTAATCTTAAACTTGAAGGCATGAAAGACATTAAAAGGATTCTTAAAACAGCTTCACCTAAAATTGTTACGGCAGTTAATCAAGAACTGCATAAAATCGCTAACGACATCAAAAGCGAATCTATGGCATTGGTGCCTTTCGATACAGGAGCTTTACGAGGATCAGCAACTCTTAAAATAGAAAGTGCTGGTGGAGGGACTTTATTAAAAAAATTTACTGTTGGCTATGGAGGACCTGCGGCTCCTTATGCTTTGGAACAGCATGAGAATTTAAGATACTTTCACCCTTCTAAAGCTAAAGGTGGGGTAAGCGCAGGGATACCGGGAGAAACGAGAGCCGCTAAGTATCTTGAATGGCCTGCTAAAAGAAAACGTATGACTTTAGTTCCTAGATTAATTTCAGCTATTAAAAAGGAAATGAGATAATGGCTTTGCTAGGTGATGTGGGAACGTTTTTAGCGGCGAATGTTACTGATACGACTTTGACTTTAGGAACCAACCTGTTTTTAGGGCGTATGCCTGACTCTCCTAACACTTGTGTTGCCTTATATGAAACAGGAGGGGAAGCTCCTACAGATGTTTTCGGAGCGAACAGCGCACCGCCTATTGAAAATGCTGGTTTGATGTGTCACACAAGAGCTTCTAGTTATTCTGATTGTCAATCTTTAGCGGTTGACATTATGAAAACTTTAAGCAAAGTAATCAACGAAACTTTAACCAGTACTACTTACTATAAGATAGAAGCCGAACAGTCGCCTTTCGGTTTGGAAAGAGATGAACAAGAACGAATGGTTTTCTCATGCAACTTTACGGCGGTTAAGGCTCTGTGAAATGGATGACGCTTACGGAGAAGATAGAGCCGTAGTAGTACGGCAAACTCTTTTCCATGTGAGGTGTACTAGCTGTCAGAAACTTTTAGCTGAGATGGTTTCAACTCCTTACAAACTTAAATGCCCTCGTTGTAAAGTAGTTAATTCTGTAGAACAGAAATAAGCATCCCTATACAAATTACATCTGACATATCAACGCTCCTATCATCACTCCTAGTAGTGCTACGAAAGCACTAATAGTTCCAACTAGAATGAATAGAACCATCGCTTCTTTTTGTTCACTCATTTACTCACCTATTTGAGCTTTTTCTTTTATTAGATTCCCACGTATTTGTTCCAACAAATGGATATGCGCTGAGTAAGCACCATTTTCAGCATGGTTAACATCTACCAATACTTCAAGGAGCAATTCCTCTAAAAGCTCAATCTGTTTTTCAAGCCTCATGAGAATCCACCACACAAGAATGTTTGAAGAAAGCATCTATTTCTTTTCCAAGCTCCCAAAACATTTGACAATCCCAACAAGTTAATGTTCCCCCTTCTGCTTCATCAAGTTCTGCTATCGGTCTAGGCATTTGTTATTCAACATCTTTTATTTCGTCTAGGAACTGGGCTATCATTTCCATTCCTTGATCGGCATGTTCAGCTATGAGTTTCTCTATATCTTCTTTACTAGGGGCTGGTGAGCTTAATGAGCCGTGACAAATGTTTGTTATGTCCTGCATTACTTGAGCCGCACTTTCTAAAAGATGACAAAGTACACCAAGCTTGACTACTACTTGTTCTTTTTGTTCTTCATCTATTTCCATCTTCTTCCTCCGTTTCTGATCCGAATGTTGCAGGGAACTCAAATACATCAGCGTTAACTACTAAAGGAATGTCAGGCATTTCTTCAAACACCATTGGTTTCTCATCCATTCCAATAATCATTATTCCACTACCACCGATGTAAGGAGTTTCGACTGCTCCCATTGTTGTTAATACTGCTGGCAGTAGTTCTTCGTATTCGCCGTGACAGGCAACATCAAAGATGAGTCGCCTGTAAGTCATTTCGTTACTCATCAGTTACCTCCTCAGGTGTTAGATAATCACCATTTAACATCAAATCATCTCCTTCTTCCCAGAAAAGTTCACTTTCTGACTCATAGTTATTCGAGTCGATACGGTAAATAGAACTTTCACAGGATGAAGTTGGAGAGTCCAGTTCTTCTTCAAGAACTTTATCTTCTGCCTTCACACGTTCTTTTATGTAGTCCAGCAGGTCTTTAGGTTCAACGGTGTTAGGTACAAGGTACTCAACATCTAAATCCCTGCTGTACGTGTAATGAGTATGCCCTTTCACTCTTACTGTGTAGTGTTGTTCAGATGTCATAGTCCTGCTCCCCTACAACGATTTTGCCTGTTGTGCGGACTGCACACGAAGGTTCTCCACCTAGTTCCTCACAGGTCGTAGGCATTTCATCCTTGTGCCAATGGTATTGACGTTCCCACGCCCCACACCCTTGTATGTCGTCTAGCCAACCGCCCTTGCCGTCAGGTATGTCTTCCGAGCATTCAAATGTTTTTTCATTCTCAGGCAGATAGTCCAAGACTTCATTCTCAGGCACTTGTTGTCCAAACTGATTTTCAAAGATTTCGTGTGTGAACTCTTTAGTCGAATGGTTGTAAGTCAATACTTTACCCATTAGCCACCAACCCTTCTTCGCCTGCTTCGTGACACCAGCCGTTATACAACGAGCCGTCTATATCGCAAAGTTCGCATATCATTATGTCCTTATGCTCCTCATGGTCGCATCCTGAGAAACCAACAGAGTTATTCTTGTCTCCGCACATTTCACAGAATTTGCCGTCTATTACTTCAGGCATTAGCCTTCGCCTTACTATTTTTTTCAACTCTTTCAATGCACACATCATCATGTCCATAATCAATTAACTTGTCATATTGATACAAAGCTCTGCCTAAATCCACACTTTTAATATCAGGCACCCCACCTGCCCATACTGTGTAAACTTCTTCGTCTACTTCAATAATGTCAGTCATTATCGCCATCCTTCATCGTCTAGCGGTGGTCTGCCTAAAGTGTCCCTGATAGCGTCAGCTACCATTTTCAACATTGCGAGATCACCTGCGTTGGACATATCGAAGCCAGCACCAAACTTTTCAGCTACATATCTTGTAGTCAAGACTCCTTCTTTAGCCATAACATAAGTTCGACCTATCTGCGACAGGGGAAGCCAAACAGTAACCACTACATAAGCATTAGGATCTCCCCCACCCATGAAACCTTCATAGGGAAGTTCTGAAACGAGGACTGTGTATCGCCAACCGTCATCAGGTTCATAATTGTTCACATGAGGCATTTGTCCGTTTAATTGGCTCATTTCATCACATTACTTATTGTTTCTAAACCTGAGTTTAAATGTTCCATTAATTTGGCTGATAATTCTTCGTCAGTTAAAGGTTTATGTGTTTTTTGCGCCAATCCGCAAACACATTCCAAAGAGCCTTCCTCGTCATAACAGATTTGTTTATGATTTTCTTTACCATAATAATTTTTGTATCCCATATAAGTATCCTATTTCACTCTTGTGACAAATCTGTATTTTCTTCTTCTGCCCACATTTTAACTCCACACCATTCGAGGATTAATCCTGTGAGTATGAAACCAAATAGAAATAATCCAAGTTCTAACATGAGTAGCCTTCCAAGTCACTATCAGAAGCTAACATCACACCAATTCTTTCGTTTATTTCTCCACTCCAACGGACTTTTAAACCGTGTTTACGTAAAACTGCTACGGCTTCCCAAGCTCTAGCTCGATGCGCCAATCCACCCATTCCACCCATTTTTGAGTCATAGAAGACCGCTTCACCTGAATGCCACAAGAAAACTTCACCAAGATTTTCTATATTCTTTTCATTTTGTTTGGTGAAAGCTAAACAAGGTTTATCGTCAGGGCTTACATGCATTGAACAAGTCTGACAACACTCATGGTTCATTCTTGTCCACCAGCCGTTACGAGTTAATTCGCTAAATGCTTTCCGTAATAATTTACGATTGTTACTTATTTCAGTATTTCGTAAATCATTTTGTGTAGGAGCCAATTTAGGCATTTGTTTCTCCTTTCATAAAATGAGTTACTGATTTAGTGAATACATCGTGTGCCATTTCCTTGACATATTCGTCATGTCCTGAGATTCTGTATTCATCTGCGAAGAATCTTTTAACAACTTGCCATTCGCCTGAAGTTTTAGAAATCACGTAAGCACCATTGTCACCGTTGTCGTAGTCAAGTCTGCTGATTACATCAACGTAAAGGCTTTGATTGCCTCCGAACCAGTTGCCTAGCATTTGGATAAACCTTGCAGGTTCGCTGATATTTAAGTCGGTTGCCGCTTTGCAGAAACCTTCGATTGATTCTAAGCCACCGTTCCAATGAAGGTATATACCAACCTCTGATAGTTTCAAAGTAGTCACAGATGGATCTTGGAAACTTATTACTGCTCTGTTACCCATTACTTCACTTCCAAACTGCAAGTCTCATTTGGATGGATTCCTATTACCAACCCATCTTTTTGATCGGTTTTAAAATGTAGGAATCCACGAATGGATTGTCCGTTATCGGCTTTAATCCATTGGCTGATGTTGATTACTTCGTGAACTTCATTTCTATAAAAAGTATTATCTTCAATAAAGTCACCTAATTTGATTTCAGAAACAGGTATGTTTCCTTCACCAAGTTTGTATATTTTCATTGATGGTTCTCCTTTCGGTTTGTTTTTATATTTCCCATCACAGACCACTATAACGAATATATAACCCCGTGTATACATCAGAAGGGATATTTTTTAGATTATTTCATAGTCAATTTCAACTCACTTTGACTCCTGCAAGTTGTACAGATCTAACCAACTTTTTAAGTAGTCAATTTCAACTCACTTTGACTCCTGCGAGTTGTACAGATCTAACGAACTTTTTAAGTAGTCAATTTCAACTCACTTCGACTATTTTAAGTTGTACAGTTCTAACCATTTTTGCAACAGTTCTAAAGCGTTAATAAGTTACTGATGAATAACTCATCATAAGAAAAATAAAGATCCTTTAGAACTGTCCAGTCAGGTACGAGACATAAACAAATACAGGTGCTACCATGTAATTACCAAAGTGACCTATGTGTCCTGTGTCCAGCGTGAACGGTGACAACGGTTTTCGCTGTGCCATAAAAGAAGGGTGAGTGATGCCGAAATATATTGTCACTGGAGGCGAGACTGGAACTTCAGGAATTAATTACAACGGCGAACGCTATGAAGCTGGTGAAGTTGTAGAGGTCGCAAAGCCTAAAGGCTTGTGGCTTATTGATGAAGGCTACTTGGCTTTAGAATCTGATGTAGTTAAAGAACGTGCAAGGAATGATAAAGGACATTTCATACCTGACGATCCTTCGACTCCTGATGTTAATGAAGCATTTGTTCAAGAAGAAGAACCACCTGCTAAGAAAACAGGAGGTAAGAAGTAATGCCAACATTCGTTCACGGTAAAGCGACTAAAATTTATATGGATGAGTTTGATATGAGTCCGTGGTTAAATTCAGCAGAAATGACGATGACCACAGACACAGCAGAAGTAACTTCTTTCAACTCAACTACAAGGTCTTACATTAAAGGAATATCTGACGGAACAGTAAGTCTTTCAGGTATGTGGTCTGCTGATACAGATGGTTCAGACGAGGAATTACATGCTTTGCTTGGCAATGCCACAACTCCTGTAATAACTGTTGCTGAAAGTGGAGATGGGATAGGCAATTCAGCTATCATGGCTCAAGCTCATGAAGTTACTTATTCAATCTCAAATCCTGTTTCAGATGTTTCCACCATAACCGCAGATTTTAATTCTTCAGCGGCTAACAGACCTGACTTTTATGGAATAAGAAGCGGTGTCCAATTAACCGCAGGTGCAAGTATTGATTACAACGCTTTAGGAAATTTAACTGGACACAATCACGGTTCACAAACAACAGGCGGTGGAATGGCAATACTTCACGTTCCCACCAACTCAATCGGTGGTGGTGCAACCACTATTAAAGTTCAACACGATGCTTCCTCTGGCTTTGGTTCAGCGGCTGACCTCGTATCATTCACAAATGTTGCGGCTTCGACCAAGACAAGTGAGCTAGTTGCAATATCAGGAACAATTAAACAATACGTTCGTGTTACTGCTTCAACTGCCGGATCTTCCGGTTCAATCACCTTTATGGTGTCATTAGCAAGGTTCTAGGAGGACTAATTTATGCCAACCTTTGTTCACGGTAAATCCACTGACTTTGAGCTTGATGATACAAGCGGAACTTCACGTTCCCTTGCTAACACGCTCACTTCGGTAGATTTTCCAGAAGTAATAGATACAGCAGAAACAACTGCTTTCGGTGCTACAAGCCGTTCATACATTGTCGGTCTTAAAGACGCTACTATTTCAGTAAGTGGTCTTTGGGACTCAACAGTTGATGGATACATCATGGGCGGTACTGAGCCATCTACTCGCACGTTCATTTTTGGACCTGCTGGTAGCACAGGCGGTAACGTAAAATACACAGGCGAGTGCATACTCACCAATTACTCTGTTTCTAACCCTGTCGGAGATGTCGTAACTTACAGTATCGACCTTCAATGCACAGGTGGAGTAACTAGAGGCACATACTAAATCTAACCAACTAAATAAGGAGTGACCATCGTGTCCATTAGAGAAAAAATAAAAACTGCTGACGATAGCAGTACCGAATTATATGAGATCCCTGAATGGGGAGTAACAGTAGAAATACGTTCCATGACTGCACGTTCGAGGGCAATTTTCGTAGCTGAAATGGCTAGCGAAGATGGCACCGTAAGCGGTGTCAATGATCCTGCCCGAATTGAGGGCATGTGGTGGAATGTGATTTCACAAACCTGTTATGATCCAAAAACAGGGGAATTAGCTTTCGAGGAAGGTGACCAAGACTGGCTGTTTGAGAAGAACGCCAAAGTTGTCAACGATTTAGCTAATGAATGTATGGCTTCATCGGGGCTAACGGAAGAAGCGCAGAGTGAGGCGGGAAAAGATTTCTCGGCTTCGCTGACAAGCGTGGCAGACGAAACCCTGAGCGAAGATTCTATTTCCGATTAGCAAGGGATCTCGGCATGACCGTAGGCGAACTCCTAGAACGTATGAGTAGTGCCGAGCTAACTGAATGGGCGGCGTTAATAAAAATAGAGAATGAAGAAATGGCGCATCAAAGTAAGGTGGCGTCTAACAGAACTACACGAAGGTCACGATAGCTTATGGCAACCGTTGGCGTAGTCAAGGCGATTATAACTGCTGATGTAACAGAGCTTAAAAAAGGAATGAACGAGGCTCAAAGAAGCCTCGATAATTTCAGTCAGAACGCTACAAAAATAGGTAAGAGCATGACTATGAAAGTCACGGCTCCACTTGTTGGTTTAGGAGTGGCTTCTGGAAAGATGGCTTCTGATTTTGAGTTCTCAATGACTCAAATAGAAACTTTGGTAGGAAGATCCGCTGAAGAAGTTGAATCTTTAAAAGGTCATGTTCTTGCTTTATCAGGTGAAACAGGTCGTGCGCCTAAAGAATTAGCTGACGCTATGTTCTTCATTACATCAGCAGGTCTTGATGCAGAAGCGGCTACCAAAGCTTTAGAGGCTTCAGCTAAAGCCGCCGCTATCGGTATGGGAGATACCGTAGTGGTAGCTGACGCTGTTACTAACGCTATGAACGGTTACGGAATGTCAGCGGATGGAGCCGCTTACGCTACTGATGTTTTAGTTAAAACTGTTGAACAAGGTAAAGCCGCCGCCGCAGAATTGGCTCCCCAATTCGGTAATCTTGTACCATTCGCCGCTGAACTTGGTATTTCATTTGACCAGTTAGGTGCTGGTATGGCGTTTTTAACTAGAGCAACAGGTAATGCCTCAAGAGCCGCAACAGGCTTGAAAGGTATTATGTCTAAACTTATTAAGCCTAGTGAACAGGGTAAAAAAGAACTTGAAGCATTAGGAATGTCTGCTGAAGGTTTACGAATGGCAGTTCGTGAAAAAGGCTTACTTGTAGCTCTTAATGATCTGAAAGCTGGCATTGAAGCTAATGGCGGTTCGATGTCTAAAGTCTTTGAAGATGTTGAAGGCCTTTCAGCAGTATTGCAGTTGACAGGTCCTGCGGCTGAACAAGCACAACAAGTATTTGACGAATTAGCTAATTCAACTGGAAAATTGGAAACAGCTTTTGAGGGTGTTCAAAAAACAGCTAAACATAAAATGTCAGTAGCGATGGCTGGTATGCAAGCTTCAATGATTACTTTAGGTCAACAAGTTTTGCCTGTTGTAATTCCTATGATACAAAAATTAGCTGAAACGATAGGTAAACTCGCTGAATGGTTCGGTGATTTAAGCCCAACGGTTCAACGAGTAATCGTCATTTTTGGCGGTGTTGTAGCCGCTGTAGGACCTCTCCTGCTTGTTGTCGGCACTTTAACCAATTCGTTTAATGTCTTATCAGCGGCGGCTTTAAAAGCAGGAACAACTATCGGTGCGGTGATTGCTCCTCTTGGGATACTCATGGGAGTTGTTGCAGGCGGTTTCCTGATATGGAGCAAATGGAAAGACGCTGAGAAAAAAGCTAGAGAAGAAATGACACTTCTTAAAGATGAGATGATAGCCGCAGGAGAGGCTTCAATCATTTTAAGTACGGATGTTGAAGGTTTAACTGACAGATTGAAAAAACTTGCAGAAACAAGTAAAGAAGCTGTCGAAGAACAGGATGAGTTCAATCAAAGCATGGTTCTCCTTCAACAGTTAATAGACCGTGATGTGCGTGAATCTTTCCAAACTTACTTTAAAGACATGGAACATCACAATACTTTAGTTTCTCAAGGTTCAGATGTTTATGATTATTTGAACGAAACCTTAAATGAAAACAGTATGAGTTTGGATTCAAACATTGCCATATTAGAAGAACACAAATCTGCATTAGGCAAAGACGCTGACATGATTCTCGAACACGTTGCAAACGGCAAATTGGAGATTGACACTTTAAGAGAAATGCTTGACGCATTGGATGAAACAGCAGATGCACATGACAATGTAGCTGAAGAAACAAAGAAAACTGCTGAAGAATTCTTTGAAAGTGCAGAAAATATAAAAGCTTATGAAGATGCTTTGGATGCTGGAACAGTAGCTTCTATAAATCAGATGGTGGCGCAGGGTGATCTTCAAGGGGCGATGGAAAAGGTCATTCGGGAAACTGGTTATCTTGAAACTAAAACACAGCAGATGGCTGATGCCGCTAAAGCAGGCACGGAAGATGTTAATGGTTTAGAAACAGCAATGGAAGATATAGCAGAAGCTACTGCACAAGCTACTGTAGAATTAACCGATTATCAAAAAGAAATGGCTCTTTTGATGGCGACATCTGCTGACAGGGCGATGTTGAGTGGAGCTAGTGGTCGCCAATTCGGAGAAGATTTAACTGATGCGGCACATTGGATTGAAGTTGTACGTGTTCAAAGAGAAGCAACAGCGGCAGCAGAGCAAGCGATTGTAGATGAGGAATTAAGACAAGAAAAAATACAACAACGTGCCTTAAAGTTAGCTAATGACATACAGAAAGCAAAACAAGAAATCAACAGTTTAGAAGCTGAACAAACAGCCATTCAAGATGAACGCCAACGCACTCTTGAAGAAATAGCGTCTATCAATGATGAGATAGCTGGGCTGATGGAAGATCAAGCTTTGTTCAGCGCTACGAACGTAGAGTTTGCGGCAGAGATAGCTCAGGAGTTCCGTAAAGCTGAATTAGCGATAATGAATCTTGAAGAAAAGATTGCTGATTTGCAAGAAGAAGTAGATGCAGTTCCTCCTGATGATACAACTCAACGTGAGTTCGTTAACAAACTAAAAAGTCAAAGAGCGCAAGTTAATGCTGTAGAGGAAGCTTTGATAGACATGAACGTCATCAAAGAAGAAGATGCAGGGTTCATGGACTTGACAGCGGCTGAAGCTCAAACGCTTGTCAGGTTACAAGAACAGTTACAGCAAACACAGTTAGACATGGAGGCAGGCGAAGCTACCACTCTTGATTTGATGGCGGCTGAAGAAGCATGGGTTAAAGGCATGCAAAACGCTATGGAGGCTTCAAGAGAATTACAAAAAGCTGAAGCTGATCTTGCTGACATGGAAACTAAAGCTATTCAAATAGAAAAGGATCGCAAGAAGGCGATGCTTGAACTTGAGATAGCTCAATACGATTTAGCTGAAGCTAAAAAGGTAGGCACAGAAGAAACTTATCTTGCTATGAGGGCTGAGGAAGAACAAGCTAAAGTCGAAGAAGTTATTAATGGCTTGTTAGAAACTCGCACAGGGCTTCAAGAAAAGCAAACAGATTTAGCTCTTAAAGAAATACAGGTGGTTGACGAACTCAAATACGCTAACGAGCGTCTGAAATCTGTAATGGAAGAATTAAACAATCTTGGCGAAGATGGTAATGACATTTGGCGTGAGTTAATGGAGTTAATTCATGCTACGACAGGCGAGTTCCGTGACCTTATTGGTTTATTGAAAACCAAAGGTGCTGGTGGAAGTGCTGGCGCAGGAGCAGGAGCAGGAGCAGGAGCAGTTATTCCTACAACAGCAGTTGCTTCAACGGCAAGTGCTGTAACCGATTCGGGTGTGGTAGTTAATGAATGGACAACAATGCTGGCAGGTTTAACTGATGCCCAACGTGGTTTAGTCGGGCAACTTTATGAAGATGTTGAAAGAGAACGTGGGAGAGGGATGCTTGCTGGACACAGTTGGGGTGGTTCAGGCGTAACAGTTAATGTTCAAGGTTCTGTAATTAGTGAAGCAGATTTAACGAACGCAATAAACTTAGCGCTTCAAGACATAACACGGTCAGGTGGCACAGGACCTTCGTATGCTGGTCTTGATACCTATGTGGACTTCGAAGGTTAATAATGCCATCAGCCGCTACGCTTGAAGTAACTGTTCGTTTTCAGACGAGTCCTTCTTTTGGACCTAACCTTGTTTTAGGTGACGCAAGTTCCCCTTTAGGAACTGGTGTTCTATCGGATGCTGATTCCAGTCCTGTGGACATTACAAACACAGTCAATTCGGTTGCTATCAGGCGAGGGCGTAACCGTTTGTTGGACAAATTCGCCGCTGGTACTTGCACGATTGAGCTTACAGACACGACTGGTTTATTTGATCCTGATAACGGAACTTACGCTGATGAGATTTTACCGATGAGACAGTTGCAAGTTAAAGCCACTTACAGCGGTACGACTTACACACTTTACTCAGGGTTCATAGACGAATGGGACTACACATACAATCCCGGTGAGAACGCCGCTTTTATGACTGTTAAAGCAGTTGACTCTTTCCGTATATTGAACCTGTCAAGAATCACAACTGTTTCAGGTGCTACTGCTGGGCAAACAACTTCTGCGAGAATGGGAAAAATTCTTGATGCGGTTAGTTGGCCTTCCAGTATGAGAGATTTTTCTACTGGAACAGGGCAAACGACTTGTAAAGTTGATGGTGGTTCCGACAGGGATGCTCTTACAGCTTGTCAAGTAGTTAATCAAACTGAGCTTGGTGCTTTTTACACTAAAACTAATGGTGTGTTGAAATTCATGGATCGTAACGACATTGTTAAGAAACATGCTGAAAGCCCAACGGTGTTTGATGATACTGGGGCGAATATTCAGTATCAGTCTGTTGATTTTGATATTGACGACACTATTCTCGCTAACGATGTTTCTGTTCAACGGTCAGGTGGCACAGCGCAAAATGTTACTGATTCCACTTCTATAAGTGATTTTTTTCAAAGAAATTACACTCGTGCTGGTTTATTAATGGACACGGATGCTGATGCTTTGCTTCAAGCTAAAGCGATTCTGAATAATCGTAAAGATCCGAAACTGAGAATTGGTAGTATAAGCCTTGACGCTTACGGTGATGTTTCTAACAGGGTGACAGCGGCTTTGAACACGGAGATTATGGATCCGATTAAAGTAACAAGAACCCAACCGGGTGGGGGTACTGTTTCTCGTACTCTTTCTGTGCAAGGTATTGAACACACGATAAGACCGAATAGTTGGGTAACAACTTTTCAAACAGCGGAAAAGATATTAGATGGCTTCATACTTAATTCCACGACAAGTGGTATCTTAGGTACGAGTGCCTTGAGTTATTAAGGAGTAATAAAATGGCAGGAGCAGGCTATAAGAGTTTCACCACAGGTGATGTGCTGACGGCTAGTGATCTTAACACATACGGAATTGAGCAGACCATAATGGTTTTTGCGTCAAGTACGGCAAGAGACACAGCGTTGTCAAGTGCAAAGTCTGAGGGAATGTTTGCGTTCCTGAAAGACTCTGATTCTTTGACTTACTATGACGGTTCGTCTTGGACAGCAGTTGATCTAGCTGGTGACATAACTGGTGTCACGGCTGGTACAGCGATGTCGGGTGGAGGAACTTCGGGGACGGTCACGGTGAATGTGGATGTCAACTCGGCTTCTTCTGTAACTGCGACAACTTCTGACTACATGCTCATTTCGGATGTTGATGATTCTAACGCCACGAAAAAAGCGTTGATTTCTGATGTTGTAACCGCAGGCGATATAACTGGCGTGACTGCTGGAACGAACATTTCAGGTGGAGGCACTAGCGGTACTGTCACAGTAAATCTTGCTATTGATGCCGCTGTTGATGTCGGTTCAGACGGCTCAGGAGTTGACGTATCCTTTTACAGCGACACGGCAGGCGATCTGGTATTGTGGGATGCAAGTGA